CAATGGTAGAGCAGCCCATCTTACTACTGCTGCCTCGTCAATTACCAGAAGAGAAAGGGATTCCGAACGACCGGCTTCGGATGATGTCGGAATTGATTCAATAAATGACCCATTATCAAATTCTATCATGGAAGCAGAACCGTATTCTCCAGCTCTACCATTGATTATGGGAGTTTGAAGGTACCATGGAAGATTCTTGTACATGAACTTAATCTTCTTAAGCACCTTCTTAGCAGTTGTGTCTTTGATAGAGATGATGTTTATCTTTTTGTTGGGATGGTACATCGCCAACCAAAGACAGTACATTGAAATAAGTTCTGTAATTCCTGCCTGACGGAATTTGAGAATGATATTGAATCGTTGGGCAATGAAATTGTAGAGAACTGATTTCTGAAATGGGTATAAATCAAATCTTACCTTTCCTCTTACTGGATGTATCACATAGCAAAAAAGGCTAAAAAAGAAAACATCACTAGAAACTCGGGATAAGTTTGATAGCTCCTCCCGAGTTAATGTAGTTCTAGTTTCTGAGATAGTCTTTGCCATTACTTAAAAGTTATACGTTATTTGAAATTCGATGTCAGTACCCATCCCTGATTTTATCTTCGGGTAGTAAAAGGTATTGACTCCGAATTTGTAATTAAATCTTTTAGTCTTGATTGAAAGACCAGCTCCCATATCGAAGAGATTATTGAAAGGTCTGTATTTGCCATAAACGTATGGACTAAGTGATAACCTTGCAACTTTCTTTCGAGTTAATTGACCTTCATACCAGTTGTAGTTGTACTTATCTAAGTCGATTGGGAATAGTCTAGTTGAATAAGTGTTAGTCTCCTTATTGAACAGACTTAAGTTCAACTTATCTTTCTTCAAAACAATTTGAACCAGGGAATCTTGGTTACTGATAACTGGCTGCCTTAGCATGGAATCAGGAAAGAGAGTTGGCTGCTTATTATCATGAACTAAGATTTTACCTGGTTCAATTTTTTCAGAGTACTTCTTCTCTGGTTTGAAAGGTTTCTCTGTGTATACTGTATCTGGGATTTCATTGACCGCTAGTTCCAGGGAATCAACCTCTCGAGAAAGTTTGTAATTCCTGAAGCAAAGGTAAATAGTAAATCCTAGAAGTACAATAAACAAGGCCTTCTTTAAATTCTTCATGTTCAAAAATTTTAGGAAGTTCGCACGCTTTAATGATACTATCTATTCGGTAATCGCTTAGCGATTACCTTTATCGAACGAAGTGAGATAATATCCAAATATACTACTTACGATATGATATATGAATAGCTATATATACGCAGATAAATATATAGATATATATACGTAGTATATTATATATCTATATATTTCAAGGCACCCCAGAAACTTATATATAAGACTTTATATATAAAGCTGAAACTCAAGGTTTCTTGGTATTTGCCTTTTTGAGGCATTCCTTAAACCAATAACCTATTTCACCTACTGCCCCTTTGGCAATTGTATATCTTGCCTTGTTAAGCCAATAATGGTAATCCTTAAAATCACCCTCGAAGGTATCACCATTTTTGTGAAGGTAAATTTCGAATTTATCGGGGAATCCCATAATTGCCTTGAAATCCTCTATTCCCAGAGGATAACCATCTGGTCTAAATTGCCTATCTGCAGGTCTGAGAGTTAAGGGAGGTTTATCATACTCCAATCGATATACTCCTGGGAGAGTACTCATCTTTGCAGTTTTGATAGGCCACTTCTTTTCACCCTTGAAATCTCTAACCCAGAGCCTATGTATCTTTGCTACAGTAAGGTTTTTCTTCTCGGGAAGCTTTCGATAGTCATACATTGCCAAAGTTTTACTCATAAATGGAATCTGGTTAGTATTATTTTCCTGAGAGAATGTGAGTGGTTTTAGTAGATTTCTAGTAGTTGTTGGAGTTTTTACTTGGAATACTTCATCAAAAGCATTCAAGTATTTCTTACCAGTTTTTCTATGTACTCCAATGATAAGTAATCTCTTTCGTGATAACTGTGAGTTACCGTAGTCAGAAACGCTTCTTTCGTGAAAAATAAGTTTATAGTCTTCAAGAGTTTTTTGAAGATATTCTTTTGGGAGCAAAGATAGCAAACGAGGTAAGTTTTCAATAAGAAATATCTTAGGTTTATAATGTAAGATTGATTGAATTACTAGATTCAGGGATTTATTCTCTTGGGGATTGCCCAATTCTTTTACTTTTGAAAGCCTCATAATAGAAGATGCTCCACAGTCTGGACTTGAAAGTATGATGTCTGGCTTACAATCTGGGAAGGTTTCATCTTTATAATATGGTATACCACCAAAGTTCAATTTCCACTGCTCTAAGCCTTTAGTATAAAATACTCCTCGAGTTTCTATATTAGCTATCAAATTCTTTCTAAAAGGGAACAAAAGGATGCCTGCACCAGCAGACACCCCTAATACTTTTAATTTTTTCATTTCTTGTAGCTTCTCAATTTAATGTACTTAATCCAAGCAAATGGCTTACGGTCTTCCAGATAGCTCAGATTCTTATCATTATTGTGGGCTTCTTCTTCGAAACTTACATCATGATACCTTTCATTCTGTTTATCCCACTTGGCAAAGCACCTGATGATTATGTATTCGATAATATACCAGAGATAGAAGAATCCAAAAACCAGGGCCACTACCCACCAGAAGGATATATTAAAGGATAACCAGAGTATGATACCAAGTATCAAACCTGCTATACTACACTCAATCTGCTGTATCTGATGAATACACTCATGATTGATATCATCAGGTTTACACTCTTCTACTTTGTGTTTGAAGAATGAGTTATACACCAGAGTAATTGCTTTGTAACTGGGGAAAAGAAATACTTTTGCTACCCAGCTGTTAAAATGACATCTTTTCATAATTTACCTTTAAAGTTTTCGTAAGCATTTCTTAGTTTTTGGTCGTAAGCATTCTGGGCATACCCGGGACCATTGTATTTTCTGGCAAAGCCATCCCAGTCCTTTTCTTTGAGATTACTCAAACAACCAGAGTTTTTCATGAAATAATACATGAGTTCTAGTTGATTTGCATGAGATTCCGACATCTTATGAACGAATTCGAAGACATCTTTACATTCACAGAGGTTGTGATTGAACCCACAAATCTGGAACATTCCCCAACTTGCAGACTTCAATGCACATTCTTCGTCAATTTCTTTGGCTAATTCGAGTCTCTTATACTCGTGTACACCTCCCAAATACTTCGATTTATCCCATTTAGGGAAGAAAATCGTAGAATATCTCTTACAAAGGTAAGCTAAATCTCTGTCAGGGAATTTCTTATGTACTTCTTTGTACATAATGTGACCCTCAAAGAGAATTTGAGGCCTACCATCAGCTAAAAACCCATCTCTACCTGCTGCTTCTACCAATTGAACAGCCTTCAATAGAGCAGGTTCTAGACCTAAGCGAATAGCAAGGTCTTTAATCATTTCATTTGTTAGTTTATCCATAACTTATCAGTTTTAATGGTTCAATTTTAGTAACAAAAGTATTGCTTATAACCCATTTTTAGGATGTTTCGAGGTTCTATTATCATATATAACTTATAAAATAATGCAATATGGGCAAGAAAAATGAATGCCAGATATGTGGCAAACCAATTAATTTAGAGGAATTCGATGAAACTAGAGAGATTCCCCAACTTATGGCAAGAAAACAAGTTTGTTTTAAATGTGCTTTTTGGTTTAATCGATTAGCTTATGATAAAGAACTTGAAAAAGAGAAGAAAATTGCCGTAATTACTCCCGATTATTCCCATTGGATAACTAGAATACCGGGAAATATTCTAATGGTTCCTTCGGCTTTCGGGGGAATTTACCAAACTAAACTCCAACCAGTCAACACTCTTGGAGTTATTGATGAAGACCAAGAGAAACTTTTCATCATACGTTATAATAACATCGCTCATCAAGGCACTATACCAGAACATCTAAGAGATGCTTTTAAAGTAAATGGGGTATTTCTATCTCTACAGGAATACAAAATGCTAGAGGATTACCGGGGCAATTCCTATGAATTTATTAAAAATAAAATAGATAATGCAATAAATAAGAAATAATTTCGTATATTTGCATAAAGAAAAATTCTTAATAAATAAAGATATGAAAAAAGAAAAGAAAGAAATCAAAAAGCTTAAAGAGGGGGATGAGGTTCTCTTCACATTATCTGGAAGACCCATCATTGAGAAAGTTACAGTGGAATCTATCGATAAAAAAGGTGGATTCGCAATGCTCAGTAACCGAGTAAAAGTTGCAAGAACCTTGGGTCCTGATGATACATATCCAAGATTGGATGGGCAAAAGGGAGAAGTTCGTCCGCTTACCGAAGAAAATGAAAGAGTATTCCTTGCATATAAGGCCTATTTCTCAATTAAGAGAAACATAGAATTACTTGATAAAGGGATGAGAAGTATGAAAGATTCGAAAGCTTTCGATATGATGATTGAATTTGATAAGAAGCTTACCAAGATTATTAACAAATACCTCAAAGAACAATGACTACTGTATTAGCAATAATTTATTTGGTATGCTTACCGTTCACTGTATTTTTTGTAAGGGCTTGCTTGGATTATTTACCCTATACTCACAAAATACACTCTCTCGTTTTATTCATCTCGGTATGGATAGTATTACCTCTATTTCCAATTTATCTATTAATCAGATACATAAAATACAAATTACTATGAGATTCTTTTTTGATAGAGACGGTGATTATGCTGGGACATCAATGCAAGGGTGGGAGATACTTCTCCTACTCTTATTCCCAATTACATTAATAATCTTCTTCGTATTCTTACCTTTCTTCATATTATATAAGTATGATTCTAGAGAAGAAGATAAAAAATACGAAGAAGAACATCCAGAAATACTAAAAGCAGATTCTTATATTACCTGCTGGTATCCCTGGCATAGGTATTCTGTTGCATATACCTTGGCTCTGATATTTTGGGTATGTGGGTTACTAATTAGCCTACTGAATTAATTATATGATTGTTACATCATATATGTACTTAGAGTCTTCTTGAGGAGAATAACCATAATCTACTACTTGAGGATTAGCTCCATTTTGAATGGCAAAGTTATTTCTTGAAATTGCACTACCTTTGACTAAAGTATAAATATACTCTCTTACATCACCAGATGATACACCATATTGAATCTGTAATCTAAAGGTTATATCGCTAGCTACTAGTTGATCTGACATTATATTACACAGACCTTATGTGTTAGAGTTTGGGCTTTTAGATACACTTATTGTGATGTTAGCTGTAATTTTAGCCGTAGTTTGAATAACTGGTATACTAAGGTTAGCATCCCCACAGGTTAAGAAGATATGCCCTGAACGGTTAGCTCCAGTTTGATTACTCGATAAAGCAGTCAGGGATAACATGTAATGGGTCTCAAGAGTACCCACTGGGGCAACGGATACTGCGCACCAATCAGGAGCACTACCCACATGGGGAGTTTCTGGCTTTTTAGACCCATCACTACCATTTAAATAGGCCATCACAATGATTTGAGCAGTATTACCTTTACTACCACCTAAAGGCAGTGAGTCTGAAACCATTTTTATGTATCCAGTATAGGTAACACCGGATCCCTGAGTTACTGTGAGATTGATTTTGTTATTAGACCCATTTTGGGTAAATGTCAGAGTAGTAGACCTTGAAGACCCAGTATTTTCTGAATAGTTAATTTTTACATCTAAGTAACCATCTCCAACGGTAACTCCTCCCCAAGTAGCCCAACTTACGGAGGCTGAGCCCAAAGTACAAGAGGGTGTAGAGGTTGAAACTACTTTGCCATTTACCAGTTTCCTTTTGAGGGAAGTGATACGGTAGGTTACAGTACCACCCTTTGAAGATACAGTATCTGTACCTGTATCTGTAATTGCACGTGTTAGTTTGAATAATGTTTCTTCCATATCTTTATAAGTTTTTGGTTTATAGAAAGAACTTTGATATTGTAATCCAATACTCATAGGATAATAGGGGTGCTATGATATTATATAATAATAACTTAAATTCAAGTATATGATTAAGGTTGAAAAAGCAAAGAATAACTTCACCATAGAGATGAGGATATTCGAAAATTATGAGAAAGTGAAGTATGAGATAATTAAGGTAATTGATTTCCTAAGACATGCAGAAACTAATCTAGGGATGTGTAGGATATTCGATAATCAGAATCATGAATTATGGCATAGTGTAATTAAACCCTGGTTCCAACCTGAAAGGTTTGGTATTACCTATCTCTGGTTTCATTCAGGATTTAGTCACATAGGTTATGGAGAGTATCATATCATAAGAACTAATAGATGGTTGAAGACTCCCATAGAGAGGATTAATAGAGAGGATTATATATTTGGGTATTGGTTTCCTACCTATAAGAAATATATCCCCTATAGAATTAGGATTTTGAAATTGGCTTTAAAGGATTTGGAAAGGATTAAGGAAGAGTATGGTAAGGATTGATAGATTAAAGAGATATTAGATATCCTTTTATAGGATGAATGCCAGGGATGTTAGGTCTCTGGCTTCTTTGTGTGTGGTGTGGGATATCTTGGCATGCCTCTAATACGAGGTGTCAAAATTTCCTGGTACTAAAAATGTGTATTTGTCTTCAAGGTACCCCCTTAATGTGAGGGCTTCGAAAGTTGTGGTACTAAAAGGGGAGTACGGTTCCGTTAAATTTAACATTTGAAAATAAAAAGTAAGGGACAAAGATTTTTATTTGTCCCTTTGCTTTCTTAATTATCTACTAAATGATTATTTAAATTTTCTTTAAATTGTTCATTTAAACAATAACATAAGTATAGTAAAAAAGTTTTAAAAGAAAATTTTTTATAAATTGTATATTCAACTTCATTTAAATAGTTCATGCTTATTTGTTCAATCAATAGAAATTGCTCTACATTAATTAATTGAAAAGTTTGTACGTCAATAATAGTAGATATTATTCTATGATTTGATTTTAAAAGAATATAAACTACATATAAAGCACTAACAAAAACAGCTAATAAGATAACAAACAAAATTAATAACATAATAATTTTATTTTTATGATAAGGAGTAAAATTTTACTCCTTATCTGATTTTGTTTTACTTCAAGGAGTTTTTCACTATTTCAAGCCCTTTTATTAGAATTGCTTTCTTTTCTTCTTTTGTATTTTCGCTTGCAATAGAATTAAATGAAAAATCATTCAGCGTATAGACTTGTTTATAAAAGTCTATAAATCCCTCAATTAGTTTTTTATCTGCATTGTTTGCAATCGTGGAAAGAAAATTGAAAGTTACATTTCTGAACTTTTTGCGTAACGATTTGATTTGCTTTTCGTTTGCACCCTCAAAAAGTTCTTTTTTGTAAATTTCTGTTTTTGTCCCTAAAGACGTTTTAAAAAGTCCCGCGTTTTTTTCTTTTACGCTTTTCAATACGTCTAAAGCAATCAAACTATTTGCTTTTGCGTTTGCACTTGCTTTTTCTACATTCACGTTATTAATTTGCTTTTTCATAATTAAATTGCTTGAAAGTTTTATTATTTATTATTTTTATTACCTTTTCAAATAGACCCTCAAGACTTTTTAAACTATTCTAATAAGGTAGTATTTATTTCATTTCTGTATTGCAAATATAAGAACTATTTTTTAATCTACAAAATTTTTAGAAAATTATTTTCTTAAAAAGTTTTAAATAAAATCTTTCAAATATCTTTTGTTTTTCTCATATTGCAAAGATACGGACTTTATTTTAATCTACAAACATTTTCAAGAAAATTTTTTGAGAAAATGAATATTTTTATTTTCAAAATTATTTTCGTGAAAAATTCATAAAATGAAAAATATTGTGCACCCTAAAAAGGACTTAATTTTTGCACTTAATTTTGGGGGTTCACAAGGGTAATCTTCACACGCCTTGTAGTGGGCATATATGATATGTATATGGATAATCCTATATAGCTTATGCCCTGTCCTCTTGAGAGTGTATTATATACCTGTATATTGATAAGGCCATTAATCGACTAAGGTGATAAAGAATTAAGGCCCTTAAGATATATCCCTCTATAAAACCTATTAGGTCCTAATTCAATAAGGCTATATAGGGACTATGGTAAGCCTATAGAGATTAGGATAGCCTATAAGGGCTTACTAAGTTAGCGTAAGTAAAACCCAGAACCTAAGTTAGGCCTGGGCTTAGGTGTACCTAAGTTAGCGATTAGGCTTCTGCAATAAGGGTAATGTATAATGAACCCAGATAAGCGGTATAGGCAGGCTTAGGTTGAGAACCATCATCGAATAGTAAAGGACATTCTGCAAGTATAGAGTTTATTTGGGCTCCTGTAAGAGTTCTATTAGAAAGTTCATAATAGAAATTATGTACTATACGACCTGGAGCTAGTTCTGAGCAATTATATGCCTTGAAGGTAAATTCTGGGATGTGTAGATACCCTTCGTCTATTAGGAAGGAAAGATACTCAAGAACTCCTTTCTCATCTACCTGAGAATCAATGTTTAGGATTGCCTGGTTTTTAGTGAACCAAGTTTTAACCAAGTTAGGTTTAATACTACGCATAAGGATATAGGATTTAAAAATTAATATTCTTGTTTTATTATCACATTGCAAATATAAGAATAATAAATAATATAGCAAAATCCTAATCAATTTTTATAAATCCTACTGAGGCCATGAATGGAGTAAGGCCATAACACCATAGGTCCTAGAATTAATGCAAATATTGCTAATATAAATACTTAGCCAATAACTGCAATAAACTCTAGGACCTTATTACCTATTTCCTTATAATTACCCTATCAATATTAATTATAACTACTTGGCCTTGAGATACATCCTTTATAACCTTTTTAATTTTAGGGGTTAACTTGGATTTATTATCTGGCTTATGAGTATAGCTTGCCCAATATAAATTCTCTATTCTCCAATCCTTGAGATTACCATTCTTATATCTAATATACTTATAATGGTTTGGGTTAGGTATACGAAAGGCTTCAGCAATTAATTTGGGTGTAATTACTGGGACTCTTTGATTAGATTCGTTCATTATCTTCAAAGCGTATTTACGCCTTAGAGTATGCCCAGTACGTTTGTTGATTATGGTACCGTCAACATAAATCCTATACTTAGGAAATTTGGGGTGAGTTCTGTGTTTCATATTTACCTTGAATTTTTAATTGATATGTATTATATAATAGTGCTTGGTAAGGTAATTCGGATAAGGTAAATAAGAGGCCATTAGGGGACGAAAAATTGTCATCACATAGGCCTTTTTGAGTTTGCCTTTAAAGTGTGTAGTAGAGCTATATGGTATAGTGGCTATATAGTGAGTTGAGTGGCTTTGTATAGTAGAGGGGTTATCACTTGCCTTGTTTGCCTAAATCCCCAAAACCCCCGGCGAGGTACCTTGATATATGTATTAGGTATTATTATATTAATAGATGGTATATTAGTTATAGAGGGGATAGGTAGATATTGTACCTTAGTTAGCGTTAGTATGATTTTGTTTTATTTTTGTGTTGGGTGGTGTGGGAGGTACCCGGTATTTATTCCAGGTACCTTGTGGGTATTTATTCGATTAGGTATACCTGTATGAAGGCATATACTAAAAGGATTATGATTAAATTCATTCTGTAGATGAATTTCTTTGTTAGGTAGGCTTCTTCATTTAGGATTAGAAGCCAGATCGTTACGATGAGTAGAATTAGTGATTTCATAATTTTTAGTATTATTATATGTATCTTAGTATAATCCTATATGTGTAGGATACCAGGATTAGTGATGAGGTGTATAGGGTTAGTATTAGGGTTTGTGAGATGATATACCTTATTTTGTTTGTTGGGTGGGTGTTCTTGTAGGCTTGGTATATTTTCTCATTACGTATGAGGGTTAGGATAGTTCCTACGGATAGGATTATTCGGATTATGTGATAGATGATGTTCATTTCTTTTTGTTTATTAGTTTCTGTTGGGTACGGAGTAGCTTATTATACTGGGCTTGGGGATCACTTAGGTATAGAGTGTAATCATTTTTGTTACTGCCCGGATTAGGGAAACGTTCTGTCCAAGTATCTTGGTGGGGTATGTATATTAGGTCTTTCTTTTTCATGGTAGTGATATTATATCAATTATGGTTATATCTATTAGGGGTATCTGTAGTATATCTCTTATTTGTAATCTTATGTGTTCGGAGTGGAGGTGGTTTTTGTTTATCTCTTGGTTGGGGTACCTTAGGTATGGGTTAAGTTCCTCAGTTCTGTATGGGATTACCATTTCCTCTGTGAATCCCTCTGTGTATTCCTTAGTGTGTCCTGGTACCTCGAAAGATACCAGGAATTTTCCCTTTGTTAGCATGGCTCTAGTTCATTAGTTAGGATTCGGATATCGGTATATTGATTCATGTATTCCCTTTCTGATGATATGTCTAAGCATTTACATGCTATATAGTGACCGTACATTGATATACCTGATTTATAGCCTTGGTCATCGTTTAGGAAGTTAGCTAATGGTATTTTGTCTACTGAGCATACCTTTTGTTGTCCTGGTAGGGTTTCGGAATCTGTATATCCTACAAAGTCATAAGTATCAGTATTATCTGTCATGGTAGAGAATATTTCGATTAGCCAGTTAAAGTCCTCTAGAGGTACTCTGTCTAGCCATTCCCATCCGATTGGGTAGTTGTTTATTGTTACGATTGGTTCCATGATGTTAATTGAGTTGAGGGTTAAACACTTGTTTTGGTTGGCCTAATAGGCAGCAATGAGGATAACCTGCTTCATCGAGGATTCCCAGTATAAGATATCGATTGGTATCTCTGGGAATTTCGAAATAGAAAGCTGGTTTCATGTAGCCATCTATGAATGTAAAAACTATCTGAGTGTTTTCTAGTAACCCATTTAGTTGTACATGAGAAAGGTAGTTATAAATAGCTTCCCTTTGATTTCTTGGGTTTTTATCCCATGAGATGAGCATATCGTCATACCAATTTGGATTATCGCATAGCTTTTTAAGTTGTTGTTGAATATACGGTGTCATGATTTGAAGTAATAATATAAGTCCTCGATTAGTTTATCCTGTTCTTCCCATATAGTATCTGATACTACGTATTCTGATACGAAATAGTTATAGAAAGGCCCAAATAGTATTTTTAATACTATGTCCTTGAGTTCGATATTGAGTTGTTCCTCTTCTTCGGTAGAACTGGGTTTGATTGCCTGAAGTTCTGCCTTATAGGATGCCGTAACGGCATCCTTTAGGGTTTGAATATATTCTGAGTTAGTTTCCTTGAGAATACTTAATTGTGATTTGAGTTCTTTACTTATCATGGGGCTTAGCGATTATGGATATGAATCCCTGTGGATATTGAGTATAGAATATTTGATAGTTCCCTGTGGGCAAGAAGACTTGCATTATGTTTGCAAGTAATGGGTAGATTTTCCATTGGTTTTCCTCTAGAAAGTTATTCCAGTCATCGAATTCTTCTGGATAATTACCTGATAGTTGGATATGGTACTGTTCCTGGTCAGCAATAAATAAATTAGTTACTACCTGGATTTCGTCTGATTCCTTTTTATATTGGGTAATTGGGTACCAAAGTCCTTCGGTTTTCCATTTATTGAGTTGGAACAGAGACATGCCCTGTTCCAGTACGTTGAGTAATTTATATAAGTTTACCATAGTGATTATTTATTTAGTTGGTTAAATAATTCTGATACTGCAAGTTGTTGGAAGATTTCTGTTTCCCTGTGGTCTGATTCCCATTTTTCGATAGCATTATAAATGCTGGTATATTGGGATATCATGTCCTCATCTTGTTCATCGTCTTGGATAAATTCCCGGAGATGTTTTTTGAGTCCGGTTATGATATAATCCTGATGTTCTGGGGTTAATTGAAGGATTCCGAATAAGATAGCCTCTACCTGTGAGGGTGAATAATCATAATATTGGTCGTCGGCACCCTTTGTTAAGTCCATGTGAGAAATAATGTTTTCTCTGAGATTTTCGAAGAGAACTTCCTCTGAAGCATATGTGATGATATATCCTGAGATATAATCAGCAAAAGGTTCATCCTCTAAGTCGATTGAGTAAACCTGGATATTGGTATCTTCCTTGTTAATGAGAAGACCATCTGAGTAATCATAAGTATAAATGGGATGAGAAGCAAGCAGTTCCCGGATGGCCTCTAAATTTTTTAATTCTTTCATAACGTCTATATTTAAAATTATTTGAGAAATATTTCTCACTGCAAATATACAAAATTATTTCTAAACTTGTTTCTATAATTACTTTTATTTTTATAAATAGGGAGGTTCTGGGAGGTGTTTTGGGTGCCTCCCAGAGGGTTTTGTTAATATTGTCCTGTCATGGTAATGATAATGAAAAGGGATTCATCATTGAAATGTACCTGGATAGTATCTCCATAGGAGTTTGACATGTAATGAGAATTAGGGTTAAGTTCTTTTAATGGGTGATGTTCATCCCAATGAGAATTAATGAATTCTATCACGTATTGTTCAAAAGCATCGGATTCTCTGCAGTAGGTTTCTGCCTTTTCGTCATCGTCTATAGGATACTCCCGGAATTGGAGATTAAGAGTTCCCATATAGGATTCATCCGGATTTGAGATTTCATTAACTGATTGAGCAGTGTAACCAAAAGCATCAAGAGTTCCATTGAAGTAACCCATAATGTGATTTGAGATTTCGTTAATAGTTGTCATAAGAAATAAGTTTTGTGACCCTGTTCGAGGTCGGTTAATAATTATATTTATTTTTCTCTTATGCAAATATAGAAATAATATTTTAAATATGCAATAATTAAGGGAGCCCAGATGTTAGTGTTTCTGAACTCCCTGAGGATATATTAACTGGTTAGGGATTAGTATAATTCATCGGCCAGCATTGGTTCCTTGGGCTTATTTAATTTCTCTTTAGAACGTCTTGTAGCCCAATTCTCGTAGGGTTTGTAACTGAAGGTACGTGTTGTTTCATCGTATGCAGCATATACCATTTGTTTACGGGATATTCTCCTCCCGTAAGTTTTCTTAAGATTAGCAAACCAATCTAGATACTCCTGTAAAGAGTTAAAGATTTCTTTGTTCCCGTCTAAATCATTTTTAGGACGTGTTTTCCATGTTGCTTCTATATAGCATTGATGTAGGGTGATTGAAATAAAGTATCGGCACCAACTACCACCAAAGATAGTGCCCGTGTAGAATTCTATCTCCCGAGCAACTAATGGACTAACGTTATACTTTGTCATGAGATTGAGAAATTAAGTTGGAAAATCCAGTTGTTTCTATCGAGTTGATTGAATGATATGAACCTCCCATCGTTATCGGTAAATTCATTCATGAATTGAACTGCAGCAGATGCTAATTGCCCCTTATAGGGATTAGTATCGGCAGTTATGATTGATTCGAAAATGAAAGAATAATAGGTGGTATCATAGATTTGTACCTGGTTTATATCCAAGCAATTGAGTTTGTAATCATCCTCTAGTTTGATTAAGAGTCCCATTAGAAGATTAAGAAGATTACCCTGTTCATCAGAGTCAAGTTCAAATGTAGATTTCTTTTCTAAGAAATTGCGAACTACCTTAGTTAGTTCGTCTGCTTGATTGTAAGTTACTGAGTTCGTTTTCATATTTTTGTCTATTTTTAAAATGATATGCAAATATAAGCATTTTTATTTTTATAGAAAAATATATCTAATTTATTTTTAGGGAGGCTGAGGATGTGTACACGCTATGAAAGGCAGTGGATTAGACTGCCTTTCAATTATTAAGGTAATTGGGGAGTTAGCAAATATAGAGCCTCTCTTATAATTGAACTCTCCATAGGTTCTAAAGAGGGTTCCTTGTTCATTAGTCCACCTTTCTTCTTTTCGTTTTCAAATACTTCATGTATGGCTTGCTTTAGTTTAGTAGCTAATACCTCTGATAACTCCTGAGATTTAAGAGAGATAAGTAACCCTTTTCGTATTTTCTCAACATCTTGGTCATTCTCAGTAATGGGTTTTGCTTCTACTAATTCTTGTATACCCGAGGAATATTCATCTAACCGTTCATATCCCAAATGTTGTAGGTCATTAATGAAGATACTGAATTCATCGTAAGTAAGTCTAGTATCAAAACCTACTCCATGATATAGTTGTACTAAAGGAGTAAGGATTCTTCTTAGTGTATTGAAATCCTTTAGATGGTCTAATTCTATCTCTGACCTAATTGGTACTTTATATACCTTTTCACCCTTCAGTACCACTAGCAGAACCATTAGTCTTGGTGGTAGTCTTTTCTCGTTCATAAGCAAGTTTTTGTATTATAAGTTGTACATAGGTATTCCTTTCCTTATAGATGAACATTACCGAGAGAAGTATCTCATGTTTCGGTAATATCATCTGTATGAAATTGCCTGGAGCAATCACTGTAGCTACTACTGGAGAATCCTCCTGAGAGAAATTCTCTAATATCATTTCTGCCCTCTTAATGGGTTCTGGTTTTGTTGGGTCCAAAGTTAGGACTGGAGCAGTTATACATTCCTTAATGCCCTGTGTTAAGGCATTATATAACCATTCATCTTTTATATCCTCTACTTGGAGGTTTTTCATTGTAATCATATCCTAAACCTATTTAAAGTCCATACACCCAGGATATTAGAGAATACCCATAGTTCCCAGTTTTTATAAAAGTTATAGGGTTTACTGAACTGGGATGTTTGAAATATTATCTGGCTTGGTGTTCTAGATAACATTTCTGCATGGCAAGTTAATACTCCAGAGGATAATTGAACTTTAAAAGCTTTAATTACATCCTCATCATTTTTAGTCTCTACTGAGGTAAGTAATTTAATAAATTCTACCTCTACACCTTCCGACATTTTAACCTTTCGGAAAGCAAATTTCTCTTTATTCTCCATTTTGTTGATATTTAGATAAGAACTCTTGAGCTAGTTCATCTTGAGTTCTTTCGATTATATTCTTTACGATTGTTTTATTTTCTACTCTAGCCCACATATATAGCATGCCCAATTGAGCATCCATATAGCAATCTATAAGAGATGGGTCCTTTCTAAATACATCCCATTGTTTTACGAAATTGGTTCGAACCAAATCCCTATAACCCTGGTCTGATATACCTTCTTGGTCTATATAAGCAGATACCCTTTTTCTTACTTCTAAAAGGATTTTCTCTAAGCTTTCCGGTAATCTGAAATTTTCTGGTAAGCTATGATATACCAGAGCATTTGGTATCAATTCCTCAAAAGTAAACTGATTATCGAATAGTTTCTTTGGGTATCTACCTGAAAATATCAAGGGTATCTTATACCTTAGCAACGATGGTACTACGTCGTATATAGCATAATGTTTCCGATATTCCTGATAGACATCGAAATATAGATTCTCATCGAATATACCAGATTTCCTCATTATTGCCTGTAAAGTATTATAAGCAGCATTGATATGAGTATTACTCAATTTGAATATTAAGTTGCCATTTTTAAGGGCAATGAGTTCACTACAGCATCTCTTTCGTCTAAATAAGTTCATGTGATTAAAATGTAAAGTCAATGTATATTTTCCTTGTTCCCTTGAGAAATTTTTCGTGATTTGAGTCATCATACTTATGGCAAGCATAAGTCTTAGATGATTTATCATAATGGTCTCTTACCCATACTGGAGCAGTATCAGTTGGTTTTAATTTAAAGTATGTACCCTGATTAACCTTGTTAACCCGAGTCTCTTTGTAAGATGTCTTTGGTAGTTCCATATTTTTGTCTATTTTAAAATTGATATGCAAATATAATTCTTTCTTTTTAAATATGCAATATCCGGATATAACTATGGGAGCTTACTATTTCGGAGGAATTGAGATGCAAATGAGCCGTCCTCTTTCTCTTCTTCCTCAAAGTCTTCATATTGGTATAACTCTGGGTCTTCTTCGTCTGGGTCTATACGCATTTCGATTTCTCTACGTAGTTCATGATGTTCTTTAGAGAATGAAGACATAGCTCCCTTATAATCATCAGTAATTTGCATTAACTCTGCTTTATTAAGGTTAAGACCCTCTTTACTTGTATCTACTCCTTCTTGTTTAGTAGCAACTACTTCAGGTAGAGACTTAATGTCATACCTATCCTCCAATAGTTTAGCCTCTTCTGGTTTATCTAATACCCTTTGTGATTCCAATACGATTTGACGTGCCTCTTCAACAGTGATTGCATTTTGCTGTGTTACGTTGTTCTGTTGATTAAATTGGGCAAAGATATTTGTAGTACTTCCTCCAGTAAGATTACGTACTATTGATTGCAGAGATGTAGAGGATTCAAGCTTTAATTTAAGGGCCTTTCCCAGCTCGGCAGATATAAACGGTACGTATTTCCCTCCCTGAGATTCTCTTAGGATATTAACCTGATGGGCTATTTCCATACGGTCTTCTAATGCCCATGCTAGTTGTTCTCCCATTAACGCTTGAAGTAAATCTTCTGCTTTTTCTTTATCCCATATTCTAGAGCTTAATAGCCTATCTCTCATAAATACACGTATGTAATTGATATCTATACCCATACGATATGAGAATGTATTTATGTCGTATGTGATACCACATAATACACCATTCCCCATTAGCCATTGATTGATGATATAATTATGTATTTTCATCAATAAAGTATCATCAGGATGTTTCTGATACTCTAATGCCATTGCAGTAGTCCCCATAGGTCTTGGGAATCTTACTATCTTATTTCTTTTTTCTGACATACAAATGAGATTTTCTGATATCGGAACTTTCATCATAACCCATATATTCTAAATCGAACCTTATATACAGATTCAAAGATAGGTTATAGAAATATCCCTTATACTTTTTCTTACTTACTGATAAATTAAAAGCTTCACCAGAGATTAGGTCCCTGGTGAATACTAAATTACCTTTCCCAGTGATGGGGATATCAAGGCAAAGCTTATAATCCCCTACCTTAAATTTATTCCCATGCAGGTCTGTGATTTCCCTTATCATAATTTGCCTTTTTAGGGTTCGTAGGTTTTTTGTCTTGTTTACAACGGTATCCCCTATGTGGCCTTGGGTCATTTTGGATAATTCCCCTTTTCTCTTCGATAAGTTTTTGGACATCTGGGAATAACTTTTGCCTTAAGGGTACTACCTGTGTAGCAAAGAAGGCATTCCATAATCTCTGGGTAAGGGGTTCCCCTACCTTAAGTTTTGAAATTGCCCAAAACTTGGTTTCGAAATTCTTTATTATTTCCTTAAACCGATAATAATAGAGATAACCGCTCTTTTGGTTTATGCCTATTGTGGTTGTTTGGCAATAATCTAGAAATTCTTTACCAAGTTCAGATATAAACTCTTCCCTTTTAAAATCATAGTTCTCTTGGTCGAGTTTAAATAACTTGACATAATCTATTGCTTCCATATAACTTTACTTTGTGATTATTAACTTAGGATATTCATCAGTTATCTGAAATAAATATCCCCTTATATCATCCTCATAGTATGAGGACCAATAAACCCTTCTAATCCGAAAATTATCAAGGATTGCCCCTTTTGGTATACCAGTAACATAAAGCCTATGCTTAGGCATTACGGGAGTTATTTCAAACTCACCGGTAGCAAGTAGATTACCATAGGTACCATAATCTGGCATATTACCAGTAAAACCTGTAGGTTGTAATACATCCATTATTAAGGTAGTTTGTGGTAATTCTCTTTGATTACATTTTATTATCAATTTCGATTTACCTATATATAGGTCTTTAACTATTTCTCTAAACATTTGTATACGATTATATGGGTAATACCATTTTTCTTGAAGTAAAGGTTATTCTGTGAACGTTCCTCTAACTTCTTTAATTCTCTTCGAGATTCAGTACAAATTCTATCAGATTTCCTTAATATATCTGATACATTATCCCAGATGGGTGCCATTGGTTCTACTGGCCCTGCATAGATAACCTTATGTTTAGTTTCTATTTGGGGATATTTAGATTTATACTGATATTTGCCTTTGCAATAAAGTACGTTATACTTTTCGGGTTCGTTTCTTTTTTCGTTTCCCATTTTTGTTAGGATTAATGTAATCGGATATTTCATCAAGTTGCCCTAAAAGCAATGCCTGAATGAAAAGGTTTATAGGCCTGAAAAAGAAATTCCTTACGTTATCGGTATTTATATACCAATCGTAAACGATAAAGAACTTCTTAATTTTAGAGTGCTTAAGTGAATGTTGGATTAGATAGGACTTACAACATCGTTTATGTAATTCTACCAATTCTTTGTCCTGCTTAAGCATCTCTTTATCAGAGAAGATAGTGTAATCCATTTTGTATGAATTGAGATGCCCAGGTAATTATCCCGGGCACCTGGTTAATAAAGGTTTATGCAACTTGTTCTGGTTTGAGGACCTTCTTTTTAAAGTCCTCGTATGCTTTAGCAGCAGCCTTGAATTCCTTGGAATTCTGGTCCTTGATACGAGCCATTGCAAGTTCCAATCGATGGAGTTCGTTTCGAGTTTGTTGTCTCCATTTCTTACGAGCAAGTGTATCAACTACATCGGCAGGGTATACGTATTTAACTTCCCGATTAGAAATTACCTGTTCGATGATGGAGGGTTTTTGTTGTTCCTTAACTTCCTTGACAACCTGTTCCTTTTTGGAAGTTTTGGTTTTAGGAGAGAGTTCTACCAATTTAGCATTGGCAAAATTAGTGGCAGCTTCTTGAGAATCTTGTACCAATTCCTTTTTAGTCTTTTTGGCCTTAGGAGCAGAAGCCTTAGCAGTCTTAGAATTTTTAATTCCTTCAAGTTGTTCGGCAACCTTAGTTGCAACCAGGTTAGTAACCTTTGATTCATTCTTTTTCATAACGTCTATATTTAAAATGTTAGTAAAATGATTAATTTCTTTTTCTGATACAAATATAAGGACTTTATTTTAAATAGAAAAATTTTATTCAAATTATTTTCTATTTGCTCGGGTTAATCGGCTAGGAAGTCAAAGACCTCTGGAGGATAGTTAATTTCGTCCTCCGGGTCATTTATGTAATCTTCATAATCCTCGTTATATTTATCGTAAATATTATCTTGTGATGTATTGGGTACCTTTGTACATCTTTCAGGATATTTCTTTACGAAATCATAGGCTTCTTGAGTAGTCATTACCTTATCTGAGGTAAATTCGTAGGTTACATAAGAATAAGTTTCCCCCAATCTAGAAACTTCATATTGCTGGTATCCAGATTTCTCAATCTTATAGATTTGATTTTCTGGAATCGTTTCTATTTCTACCCTATATTTATACCATTGCTTCTTCTCTTCTTTTGGTTTAATGCCCATGCTATCTTGAAGAGAGATTAACTTGGTTATTGGACTTTCAAAACGAGAAGGAGCAGTGCTCACTTCTACTGGATGAGTTTTATTCTCACCAATAAAGTAAATCACTGCCCCCAAGGTTACCAGGCCCAATATGAATTTAGTTTCTGAGTTCATAACCTGTAGTTTCGAATTTATTTTTAATGTTCTTTGCAAGGTATTTACCTTTTGATTCTGCTTGATGTAAACCGTTGCAGATTTCATAAGGTACATCATCATAGCGATAAACTCGATTACCTTTAAAAGCAACCCAAAGTTGTTTTTTCTTTGAGTCATAACCAAAGCCCTCAATATTAGATGATTCGCAAGGAATCATTTCGACTCCGGTGTTCATTTCTACTGATTCTAAGTATTCGTTCTTTTCCATGTCTATATTAAAATTTTAAAAGTGTTAGTTCTGGGTGGAATTTGAGATTTGCCCTCTGGAATATTGCCCAAGTACCAAGTACTCCCTGAGAATTAGTATGTACCCATTCATCTTCCATTCTGAACAATATGTGAGAGCATACCAGCATTTGGTATTCACTTAGCATATTTATCAGTTGAGGGGTATTCTCCATTTCTACGTATAATTCAATGTGCTCATCTAGTGCTCGAATTATTTCGTCATCCTCAATCTGAAGGAGTTTTTTGATTAAGTCTTGGGCAATGTCATTCCCATTTTTAACATCCTCTTTGATTGAGTTGAGTGATTCAATCTGAATACTAGCAATGAGCTTTACGATGTCTTTTGTTTCCTTGTCCATAATTAAATTTTCTTTATGCAAATATACTAAAATTATTTTATATAAAATACTCTTTTAATAAATACGGAGGTAAGTGTTAGCGGATTCTATTGAAGGATCTTAGGTTAGGATTTAATACCCTTCTAACCGTTACTTTTGATACTCCGAATAAATTTGCTAGCTCTCCTATTGATTCACCTCTTTTACTTCTATAGAGTATTTCCTTTCTTTGGGTTTTAGTTAATTTAGCGTTTGGATTAGCAGCTCCTCTCCTTGATATCCCGTACATTGGGTTTTTATTACCCTTTAAAGTTCTCCCATCATTAATACATTGCTGCATATTTTCAGCCTGTGTACCCCAGTAAAGGTTCCTATATCGATTATGAGTTACTACATTATCCTTATGACATACACAAGGTTTATTTTCTGGGTTTGGGATATAGGCTAAGGCTACTAACCTATGTAAATACCAACACTTACCTTTCTTTTGAACAAAAAGATAACCTCTTTGATTATGGTTGGGTTTTACTTTATGCCATTCATTCTGAGTTAATTTACCAGATTTATGATATCGGCTCCATAAAATACCCAACCTACTTATATAATATCCCTCTAAACCTGGTATATTATCTTTTTTCATTTACAAAATCATTTTTAAAGATTAGCCCATCTCTATTCTTTAACTTTTCGTATACCGAATTGGGCAATAACACATCCCTTGACCATCTCATAAAGAATTTAGATGGTTTCTTTTCTGGATTAAGGAGTAATTGCCTCTGTTCTGTAGAGAATTTAACCCTTTCATCTTCTAACATGAAAGTAGGAAGTTTAGTGAATTCTGCCTGAGAGAAAGAGATTACGTTTTTACCAACTTGGGCCCTTAATGGTTTCTTCCTTTCCTTATAGAGATATGGGATAATCTTTTTCGAGGGTCCCCCAAGAATGCTAAAACCAAAGATTACCATTGGGTCAAATTTATCTGCTTTTGGGTCCTTAGCCCGTTTGATACATCTTGCCATCCAAGAGAATGAATTGGGATATTGCTTATTGTCGGTTGCTTCTCCCACATCCTTTTTATTGAACTCAAATCCAGGAAAGTGAAATAGAAAATCTTCAGTAAGGATAAATACAAATCCCAATCCCCTAAGATATTTAATGATATCTTGTTGGCTTTTACCCTCTTCAATCATTTTCTCTACATCTGCAAGAATGTCCTCCCTTGGTGATTCCAATTCCTTAGTTGTAGACCCTGCAGGTCTTCCTCTGCCAACATTAGGTGCCTTAGCAGGCAATGTACCAGATAACCTATCTAAGTATTCTTTGAAGTTATCAATATCTTGTTTATTAGTAAGAGTTACTTCTACTCTTATGGGACCGTTATGCTGTACCTTTGGACCTGAATTCATCTCGGTATAGGCATCTACCAACCTATCAGATAAGGGAGTACCATTCTCTGATAGTGTAGTGATTCTAAGTTTTGGTTTATATACTTCTTGTTCCATTTTCGACTTAATTAGAAAATAAAAGGCCTGAACAATTTTTATATTGCCAGGCCTTCTACCATTATTAACGAATACTCAAAAATATGATAAGTAAAAGTAAAAAGTGCTCTTATTAATCTTCTTCTTTAGCGGCCTTCTTTTTCTTCTTGTCTTTGGCCTTCTTATCTTTCTTATCGGAAGCCGGTTTCTCTTTTACCTTTTCTTCCTTCTTTTTCTTAGTTTCCTTTTCCTCCTTGGGAGCCTTACCTGAAGCAAGTTTTCTTTGCTCCATACGGTATTTTTTCTTCTCAGCCGAAGTCATTTCTCTGCCATCGATGAGAGGATAATCGTATTTGGTAGCTGTTCTACCACCATTTCCTTTCTTTTCCTTTTTCTCTTTGGCAGCCTTCTTCTCAGCTTTTTCCTTCTTCTCTTTTTCCTGGAGTTTTACCAATTTCTTGTTGTTCTCTTGGTCAGCTTCAGGATAGGCAGCAGCAACTTTGTCTCTTTCCTTATTGAGCTTGTTTACAAGTTCGGTAACCTTTTTACCATGTTTCTTGTCTTTGGTCCAATCCTTAGTAGGGTCCAACTTGTTCTCTTTAAGGTAAGCATCCAAAGCTTTCTTAGCCTTTGTGAGTTCCGGAGTCTTGGATTCCGATTTACTCTTCTTTTCTGTTTTCTTAGCCATTTTCATTTATATTAGGTGAATAATTGAATTTCCTATTTACATAATACCATAGTTATACCTTCCTAATTTGGGTTGGGATTTCTTTAATTTCTAGGATTTCTAAACTGCATTGTTTTAAAACTGCCTCGAGTTGAAGTATATCTTCTACCTCTTTCTGAGATAAGTCCGTAAAAGTTTGTTCAAAAGTTTCTTTCTGTTCCCCCCTTATAAAATTAAATTGGGCAACAATATAAGTCCCATGAAGTTTTTTATTCAGGGCTCCTTTAAGAGATATGAGTTTTCTTTTCAGATAATTACTCTTCAACCTATGGGATTGGTATTCGCCTTTCTTACCCTTACTAAGAGCTACCTTTTTAAGGTACGAAACATAATCTAATTCTCTGAGAGTTTGATTAATGTTTCCCACTAATAATCTTAAGTCTTTTTCCATTTGGGTCTTTGCATTACTTGGTTAGATACTTCCTGAGTTTCTTCTGATAGCATTTCTCTTGCCTCATTTATTATATTGATGGCAAGTTCCCTTTCATCTGGTCCCAGGTTTAATTCTTTATCTTCTAGTACATCAGTATAAGTATTTATTAGATTATCCAATGCAAGTATTCGAATATTCTTTCGAATTGCTAATTTCTCTTCTTCCATGGGTATAAAAAATTAAAGCCCACTACCTTCACAGGCAATGAGCTTTTGGCTGAACAACGTCCTAAGTGTGGGGTTGTTACTCTATGAAATTTAAACTATTGCAGACGATATGTAATCGCTATTTTAGGATGTGCCTAGATTAATCTTCTGATTCTTCCTCTTCTTCTTCCTTAGCCTTTTTGTTTTTCGGAGAACAAATAACGCCATGTCCTTTCTTAGACTTAACGGTAAGAGTTCCCGGAACGAATGAAACTGAAGTTGATACCGGTTTGCCATCCGTAACCAATACAGAAGTAACCACTACACCCTGATAGCCTTCCTTGTTCTTAACGGCATAACCAAAGTTCATTACCTTGGATTTGTCGTTAATGGCAATAACGTCGATTTGCTTGCTGTTAGTGCGTTGTTCAGCCGGCCGATTCTTGAGTGCCTCTTGACGAGCTTTACGTTTAGCTTCTTTTTCGGGGTCTTTTTCCTTATCCCCTTTCTTCTTGGAGTCTGATTTCTTTGTTGCCATAATTTTTAATGTTTTATAAGTTAATGGTTATTATAAGTAAACTTCTACGTTTATTAATAGTTGATAGTAAAGGTAGGGAAATTTCCCTACCTTCTTTTAAATCTTGAATACAGTTACCAGATTACTTTTTCCCTTTCTTGCCTTTACCTTTGGTTTCTTTCTTTGCCGGCAATTTGAGACCGAGTTCTTTGGCAATTGCTTTACGGAGTTTTTCGACGTCGTCTTCATCATAATCGTCTGGGTCAGTTTCAAGGTCTTTGTCGTCGCAGACATCCTCAAGTTCTTCGAAGTCCATTTCGGCAAGTTCTTCACCGGTCAGTTCTTCCTCTTCTTCTTCCTCTTCGGAATCATCATCATCATCATCACCTTCCTCATCGTCATCATCCGATTCCTCTTCTTCTTCTTCCTCTTCGGAATCATCATCATCATCATCATCATCGTCTGATTCTTCCTCTTCTTCTTCTTCCTCGTCATCGGATTCAGAACCAAAAAGGTCTTCGGCTTCTTCGGCAGAAAGCATGATAGGAGCAGGGATAATCTTTACTGAGCCGTCTTCGTACTTAATGATGATTGCACCATTGATTTCTGTTCTGGAAACTTCTTTCAGTTCCACTTCTTTTTTCTTCTTAGCCATTTTCGTAATGTTTAAGTTGGTTAATAATTTATTTATATCACTCTGTTATAAGTTTCTTTACCAGTATGGATTTCTGAGTATACCCAGATTTTAATAATTCCTCCTGAGCAATATTGAATTGTTTTATCTCATCTAGAGTTGTCTTTAATTCTAATTGAGATTCAATTGTTATTGCCTGAGAGGCAAGTTCCTTGTCACCTTGATAAGTGACTATCTTAAACTTCTTACCTGCAAATGGGTTTGCTGGTTGATGTGCTGTGATTTTAAAACCTTCGTTATTATTCATTGCTATATTTAATTTTAGTTATCCCAGGAATACCCACCTTCCCAAATACTTCGGTATAGGATTTGTATTTCCCTTTTATCATTGTCTTATAGTTATCGGATAATCGAATTGGGTAGACCCATATTTTATTTTCTATCATCCTATTTGTCATTATATAAGCATAAGACCTTCTAAGTTTAATACTCTCTAATGGAACAAACCCTTGAAATAATAAAGACTTCTTAATAAACCTTTCTTTAGGCAAATACCCTAAAAATTTAAGTGATGCCTCATCGAATATTTCAAGCATATCCCTTTGTGCTTTGATAAATAGTACCTTTTGTATTGGGATGTTCATCTTCTTTCTTAAATATAAAGCCAATGAACTTACCAATGGAGGATACTGCAAGAATAACAGATTGAATTTATTTTTCTCCTCTTGACTCAGCCTGTTGTAAATCCTGTAGGATAGCAAGATTAATTTGTAATCTCTTTTGCCTTGTATACTTGGGAGATATGCCTTGCCGTTGTCCATAGAGTTTGATTGAGTACCTTTCATTGAATTCCTTTTTTCCTTTAGACTTAAAGACTCGGTGCATTTGTACCATAAATCTTCTTCGTCGGTGTTTATCTATGTGATATTCATCGGGCATTATGAACTTCCTTGCTTTTACGAATTTACCCTTAAACCAGAATTTAGTACTACCCTTTTTAAGAAGTTTACCATTCATATCGGATAATTCTCTAATGCCTTGTTTTATAAGTTTCCTCCCAGATATTATATGGATATATTGAAGAACATCTACACCATAAAGATAAACTAAGGTAACCTTTACTTGGTGTCTAGTAAAATATGGTATACCGGTTAGATGTTTCCTATATAATTTCTTTTCAGTAACAATCTTATTGGTAGTATCTGGTCTCCAAGTCCATATATAATATCTATCTGGTCGTATGGGTCCGTTGTTACTTTCCTTTAGTTTTACCATTTATATTCCTCTTTGCCATTCTATACCAAAGATTGATAGATTTCTCATTTGCTTCGGGGAATTTCTTTTTCATTCTCCGAATAACTCTATCAAGTTCAAAACCTTTTGCAGTTAATTCGAATACATAAGATTTCTTTGTACCCTTGATAAGATTAAATTCATCCCTCTCTCTTGGTGGTTTCTTTTCTCGAGGTTTCTTTATCCCAGGAACTCGTTTGGTTCTTCTTTGCCCATTTTCCCCTTCTTCTCCGAGAAACCCAAGCCTTAATCTGGAATTTCTTAATGGGTCATCTTTCGAATACCCAATATTTTCTAATTGCTTATCCATCCAATCGTCATATTTATCAATTAACGATTTATCTGGCTTTTCTTCTGATACATTGATATAATGTAATAAGTCAAATACCCCAGCAGAACAAGCATCAGGGAAAGGCATCCCTAATATGATAGCCTTTCTCTTTAAATCCTTATAAGTCATGTTTCTCCCAGAAGCACCAAGGAAATTTGATTTCTCCTTGGATGGAGCTTTCATGTCTTTTCTACTCTTTTTTGCCATATCATTAATATTTTAAGTATTCATTTATTTTCTTTGCAAATATAAGAATAAATAATTTAATCTTATCTTATTTCTCTATTTATTTTTATAAAAATCCGAGGTTTTTGCTCGGTTCGCAGCAGTGGATTTAGGTTTTTTATGCTTTCTCTTGATATGTGTGTTATAAGCCATATCCAATTTCTTAATATTGAATTCTATGTTGTTCACTTGATTATAGTTTACTGCTCTTTCCACACAGCAACGGTACTCTGGCCAGAATTTTTGTCCAAGCTTAACAGATTCGGTTTTAATCATGAACTTAGATACCATAAAACCAAAGGTATCAGCATCATCTTTAGTTTTAAATACATACATGTAGAATCTACTAAATTCATTTACTACTTCATCCAAAGGTCTTACTGGTAATAATAGATAACCATCGGTATATAGGTCCTCAGATATTAAAGCTACCCAATACTTTTTCTTTCCTGGTTTTACTTTATACCTAAACCTTTCCTTGAGTTTAGTGTGCATCCAATCCGGTACTCTATTAAGAAGATACTTGATATATATCTTATCCTTCTTATTCGACCGCCTTTTAAATGCAGATGGCTGTTGTAGCATCCTTGGAAGTATTCTAAAGTTATTCCACCTATCAAATTCAAGAATTAATCTTAGAGTGTCTATGTCCCATTCATCATCAGACTCCTTTAACCTCTTCATGTTTCTCTCTATATTTTTAGAGTTTACCTTTGGGAGTAATTGAGCTGAGTCTCCTGTGAATAAGCTTGCTTCTTTTCTTTTTAATCGTTTCTCTAAACATCCCTCCATATAATCTTGGAAATTCCTCTCACAGGGGCAATCTGGTCGAAAAATAGAAGTGTGTTTCTCAAAAAAATCCGAGAATAGCCTAAAGAATTTCTCTGACCGTTCCCGGATTTCAAGATACTTGTAATGAGATAACTTTAAAATTTCACCAGCTTCCCATGAAGATTTACTTTCTGATAGTTGAAGGAATAATGATTGTTGTTCTTTATCAATTAAACAACTCCAGGCTTTTTGTTGAGCTTCGTTCATAATATTAAATTCTCCTATATCTCATTATACTATCAATTGCTTCATTGGTTATCTGATTAGGGTCATATTCCCCAGAATTAGCATAAAGCTTATCTGGGTCATGATTTAAATATACACTATAGATAACGTTGTCAAAAGGTAACCATACTTCCATTCTTCCCATTTCAGGGTATATAAGAACTTTTACTCTTTTACAAAGATGGTCAACCTCTAATACTGTAGCATCTACTCCCTCATAAGGATAACCCCGTAATACTAAGTAATCTCCAGGCTTTACATTGACTAAATCATCTACTGAAAACTTCTTATTCTCTCTAGCAATACGTTTAAATCGCCTTACTTCTTTTCTACTACAAGTAGCCACTAAAGAGAAATCATCAAAGTCTTCTGCATTGTCAATCCTTACCTTTTTCTTTCTTGGGTGCATTGTCTCGGTATTACGTAACCAAGTTCTGATACCAGATATATTCCTACGTAACTTATTAAGAAAGGGCCTTGAGAATGCTAATTTAGTGGGCATTCTCATAAAACCATAATTGAATAATACTGGTACTTCTTCGAATACCATCTTACCCTTTGTGGTTTTTCTTAATACGTTTACCATAGGAATAATTGCCTTGATTTGGTCATACCCCTTTTCTTTGAGTTCTTTATTGATTTTATCACAGTACTTCCTTTCAAGGTAAAATATACAATATGAGTATGGGGTATGCTTCTTCATAGGTTACCGGTTTTTAAGAATTAACTTAGCTTGTTTATGTACTAACTTATAGTTTACATTCTTCAATATATCACTAGCCATGAATACATAAAGAATCTCATCTATCTTTGGTACATCAATTACCATAATATTGGCTTTATCGAATAGGGGTTTATAGAATACGGAAGATAAATCCTTTCCAACTACAAAGAAAAATTCTTCTGATGGCATTGAATTATATCTCATACAGAGTATGGGAACTTTATTTGCTCTTTTTGCATCCTTAGAAGCTTGTTCCCAGAATTTCAATATATCGCATCCCTTATTACCTAAGAGTAGATGTTCAAACTTAATCTCTTTATAATTCTTGCATTCGATAGATATCTTACATCTATGAGCATGCCTTTCATCAGTACAGGTTAAATCGGAAGTGGAGTCCTTGTTTGAATGCCAAGCTCCACTCCCTGCTCTATTCCTTTCAAATTTGTACCCGGTCCATTTCGTAAAAAACCCGGCAATTTTTCTTTCGAATCGATTTCCTTTATTCTTAGAGTTCATAATATAATGGTGTATTGTATTTTATATACCATTATAGTAATTGGTACCTACTCAGGCCTTGGGTCTTTTCCACTTGCAGAATTTTGGTATTACCAAGAGGAAGTGAATCTAAGTGGGTTATCAAGAATAGAGTTTTCTCTTTGAATATGTGACGTATTAGTGAGGTAACTACTTCTACATTATCTGAACTTAAAGATTCAAATACCTCATCGAGAAATGCTAAGTTAATACCCTTAGAAGCCGTAAGAGCTTCATTCATTGCAAATGCCATTGCAACATTACATAATTGTTTTTCTCCACCGCTAAGTTCATCATAATCAATTATTTGCCCATCCCTTTCAATAAGAGTAACAAATTCTTTTCTAGCAGTGCCCAAATCAATATTAAATTCAATCCTAAATCCCAATACCTCTGAATACTTATCAAGGCATTTATTTAAGAACTCAAGGGATGAATCAAATAGATAAGCCTTAATCCCATTATTACCCAATGGGTCATTAATTAACCAGTTATAATTCTCTAACTCTAACTCTTTATTGTGAAAGTCTTCATCAACCTTCCGTAAATTCTTCCTAATCTCCTTAAGTTTTTGTTTATACTTTGGAGACATGACCTTAAGCTTTTCTTGCTTGAGCTTAGCCAGGTCTTCGTCAATAGAAGCAATATCAGAAGCAATATCATCACAGTCTGATTTTAATTTCTTATACCTATCATTTACACTACTAAGTTCTTCCAACCTTTCTAATGCCTCATGATACTCCTTATCGTATTTATCAAGGTCAGAGAACGCTTTATATATTGATTTGGCATCACGTAATGCACGTTTGTAGTGACCTTCTTCTAACTGTATTACTAATTCTTTAATTACTTTCTTAAGAGGTACATTTGATAAATTCTTGGCATCTTTTATCTTACCCCTCAAATCAAGGATTAGTTCATTTTGTTTTTTAATCTTTATCTGAAGCGAAGCATCTACTTCATCCTTGATTTGTTTTTGTTTTTCAATTAGTAGCTTAGTTAGCTTTTCTCTATCTTGCTTTAACTCTCTTCTTTCTTCTTTGATTTTTTGCTTGAAGGATTTTTCTCTATCTCTCATATCGAAGTAAGCTTCCTTGTTAGCCTCTAATTCTTTCTTAAGCATTTGAGACTCATGCTCTACCTCGTTTATTTGAGATATCAAGTTATTTTTATCTTGTAATGCAATGCCTTTAGCAAGGTTTAAGAACTCTAAATCAAATACTTCTTCGAATATCTTTTTCTTATCCGAATTAGATTCTTGTATAAGTCTCTTTATACCCTGACCAAACATGATTGAGTTCATAAACAGAGTATATGATAAACCTATCTCTCTGTTTATAAAATCCTGTATCTTCCCCTTCCCTTTTATATCGACTATATCTCCATCTTTCATGAAGATAAGTCTGTCTTTGCCTTTAGCACCATCCTCAAGTACTTCATCATACTTTTGACATCTAACTATCTTATATGTATGAGAATCTTTCTGAAAATATACTTGTACCTTAGTACCCTTGTAATCTTTAGGCCTTACTTGCTTCCAAGTATTTACCTCAGAAACACCCTTTAGGTTTTTCCCATATATTGCCCATACCAAGGCAGAGAGAATAGTTGATTTCCCTTTCCCATTTGGGGCCTTGATAAGTATGGTACAAGTGGGGTTTAATTGTAGATGTAAGGATTCTATTGAACAAAATCCTTCTGCCTCTAAGTTTAAGAACGTTAACATGACTCAGCCTTTTTAAGTGTTTCAATTAATAGATTAGTTTTAACCTCATCTTTAATACCTTTCTCTCTTAGGTATCTCTTTGCTAGAGACTTCTTAGAAAGTTGCTTAGTAATCTTATGTTTGTTATTAACTGGAGTACTAGCTTTTTGAGGGATTACCGTATAATAGTTGCCATCATCATTAATATCCTCTTCCCTTTCTACATCGATGAACTTTGGGAAATTTTTCAAAGGTACAAACTTCAGAGACAAATCTTCATAGATTTTCCAATACCCTAATTCACAATCTCTATCGGTTCTCCTTTGATGGTTAGGTGCCCCAATCATATAAACCTTCTTTGATAATCTTTGAGGTTTGTGTATATGACCACATAATACTAAATCGAATTTATTGAGAACATTCACATTTAAGTTTTCTACGGAATCTATTTCCCTACCATCTGTATCTTTTGCACCAGGATAATCGGTGTGTAGTAAAAGAATATTCTTTTTACTTTTATCTAATTCTAACTTCTTTAAGTATTCACTTAGACCCACGTTATTATCAATATAAGGAACCCCATATACCATAATATCTTTATGTGTAGAAGATAGTTGGGTTTTTTCATAATCTAATATCATGATACCATACTTCTCTACTTGATAAAGCCAGCTAAAGGGTTTAGTACCAACCTTACTTATTTTCTTAATATCATGATTTCCAGATATGGCATATATCCAAAATCCTTCGATTAGTTCATTATAACATATCTCTGCTAATTCTTGGTCCATTGTTTCGGCCTTATGAAATAAGTCTCCACAAAATAATGCAGGACAGTTAAACCTTCTACATAATTTCCGTATAATCGACAAAACCCTGAAACTATTCAGGGTCCTGTGATTGTTCTCATTAAACTTAGCCCATAGATTTATATGTAAATCTGAAAAGGCTATTGCTATTACTTCTTTCCCCATATCCTATCTAAATGGTAATTGATTTGTTCCGTTCTCATACCTAAATCGAGCTCAGATATACAAATAGTGGGTATTTCCCAATTTGCAAGCAATTCCCCCATAAGAGATGATATCTGAACTTGGAAGAATCTGTTAAGTATTCTCTTACCATTATCTTCCATTGACCAATGCTTATAAGTATCTAGATTTAATGGTAAGAAGATTGCTACATCACATTGATCTTCCATTAAAGTCTTACATTGACAGAAAAAATGTTCCATTTCACATTCTGGTAAAGTTCTTGATTGCTTATACCAAAAATAAGCAGCCAAATCTGCATAACTCCTATCAGTTACGAAGTATTCTCTATCCTTGAATAACCTATTCCTTTTGTTCAGAAGTTGAAAATCTGCTTTATACATTGCCTCCGAACCGAGGGATAATATTTCATTATGTGATACCCCTTCAGTAGCAGGTAATAAATCTGACATACTACCAGAAATAAAAGGTAGATCTTCTCTCTTAGCTATATACTTAGCTAAAGTAGTTTTCCCTATACCAGAGGGACCCACAAACATAATTCTCTTACTCATGATGTAATGCTTTAAATGGTTTTATAAATTCATTTGTCAAAAATGATGCTAAAGAGTATTCGATACAAAGCTCTTTGAATTTCTCATACTTAAACTTCTTCTTTGACTTAATTGGTAACTTATCCAATGGATTATGTCTTACAAACCAGAAAAGGTCGATTAACTGTTCATTCCTTTTCCATATTTGAAGATATTCTTTGTTCTTACTCTGGGCAATAAACTTCTCAATTCTACCCTCATCAAGGATTTTTCTTGCCTTTACTGGGCCTATACCCGGAAACCCTGGTATATCATCGGAGGTATCTCCAACCATTGCAAGGTACTCTACCGTTTCATGAGAATGATAACCGAATAATTCTTTGCAGTTATCCATCCTTATCATCTCATCTTTTCTCGGATTATATATCCTTAGGTTATTTGTAAGCAACTGATTAAAGTCCTTATCTGAAGATATGAGTATCATTTTCTCGGATTGGAATTTTTTAATTGCAAGGTATGCTAAGAAGTCATCTCCTTCATATACTGTAGATTTCTTTTTATCGAAGATATAATTAATTCTTAGCATACCCAGCATTTTCATTATAATTGCCTTTTGATTTTGCAATGATTCATAATCTACGGAGATGTTTTTCCTATGGCCCTTATAATTTGGTAATAACTCCATCCTTACTGGTGAATGACCATTATCAAATGAAACATAAACCTCATCTGGTTCGAACCTTGTAAGATACATGTGTAGGGATTTGAAAAATCCAAATATTGCTCCACTTGGTTTACCATCGGTAGATTTAAGTTTTTCGAACTTATGAAAACTTTGGTGAAGTAAATTACATCCATCAACCAATAATATTGTTTTCTTACTCATCGTCTTCCTCCTCCTCCTCTTCTGAATCTGAATAGTTTTCATATTCTACACCATCGACTGGGAATAGATTTGTTTCTATTTTCTCCAGTTGCTTTTTAGTAGTACCTATGGTATTTACTCCAGCTTTCCGTAAAAGTTTTCTACGAAGTTCATCGTCTTCTTCCAAAAGCTTTTGGAATTTCTCTTCCCCTCTTGCAAGAGTTTTACCTTTCAATTTATACCCACCAGTAGTTTTTTCGATTACATCAGTATCTACTAATACATCCTCTAAAGCATAGCATCTGTCAAACCCGACTTCGTGGAATTTAGGATTGAAATATACAGGGCATTTGCTGATTGTAGGTCGAGGAGGCGCAACTTTATTTTTAATAAGTCTGATAGTGACAAGTTTCCCAGCTTTCCTTTCTTTCCCATTTTGTTTAATGGTAACAGACCTTCCTGAATAGAAAGCAGCTCTGATTGAAGCGTAGAACTTAAGTGCTGCACCTCCTGTAGTTGTTGTATTATCTTTTCCAAATCCGACATTCAAAGCAGTTCTTAATTGGTTAATATATATCTGAGATACTCCCAGTTTGTAGAATAATTCACTTCTGATACGGAAGTATTTATAAAGAGCCTTTGCTCTACCTCCCATCTCTGCCTTACCATCAACCATCTTAGCATCTATATTATCAGTACAGTCAGTAGCTGCAATGGAATCGATTACTAAGAGTATCGGTTCATTGTGAGTTAATTGAGAACGTAAATAAATTGCTAAGTCTGCTACTACGTCTGCAATATACTCAATACGGGTATCATTAACAATGGTTACTCTTGCAGGGTCTACTCCATTAATTTCAGCCCATGAATTCATCCAGGATTGTTCAGCATCTACCCATATCACATGACCTCCAAGTTGTTGAGTAGCATAAGCAAAGTTATAAGCCACCAAAGATTTACCAGAGGATTCTTCTCCAGCAATCTCTACGATTTTACCATAAGGAATACCCTTACCAAATAAGTAGTTCAAAGCAAAGAAAGTAGATGGTATATATAAATCGGTATCAGTTACTTCTGAAGCTAATTTAATCATACTCCCATATTTCTTTGCCATCTCATTTGCTGTTGGTACTTTTAAACCAACCTTAGATTTCTTTGCCATAATGTAATGTCTTTAAACTAAAGAAGGTGATAACAGAACGAATCTAATTACCACCTTCGAATGAAACCATATTACTAACCCTTAAATATCCGATTTGTATTTTCTTTTCTTTTTCTTAGGTTCATCATCTTCCATGTAATGGTCTTTGTGAACTCCCTTTTTCTTTTTCTTCTTGGGTTTATCATCCTCATCGTCATCCCCATGGTCTTCATTTAGATACTGTGAAAGCAAATCTTCCAACTCATCATAGGATTTGATTTGAGAACGAACTATTCCCTCAAGGTCAATTGTACCTTGATATTTCTTGTCCAACTTAGTTGGTTTGCAAGCACGAGCAGAATAAGTGGTGTCTAGTTTACCAGACCCTGAACGAATTACCTTGATATCATATCCAGTTTTTGGATCTGTCATATCACCTGCCTCATCTTCATCAAGGTAAAGGTCAATGATATCCTGGTATACTGAGCGAGGAACTAAAACTCCCTTATCTTTGCCTTCGTAATCTACCTTACTACCCTTTTCATCTGAGTAAATGATACCACCGATGACATATCTTCTTCTTGGCACCAAATTCTTGGCAAGTTCCTTGTCATCTTCATCCTTAGAGTTTTTCAATTCTTGATATTTCTCCATGAATGGGCAAGGTTCATCAAAAGTAGCCGGAGATATAACTCCTCCCAAATTGCCACCCAGGTAGAATTGAATAATTTCGATACCCAATTCTTGGTCATCACCGGGAGATTTAATTCTCATTCTCAGTGTTCCTTCTTTTGGATATACTAACCCACTACCATTTCCCTTGGATTCTAGCTGTTTCTTTCTAGCTAGCATCTTTTCTTTTGTAGAAAGTCCTTCTGATGAAACTTTCTTTTTCTTCTTGTCTTTTATCATAATGATTAGTTTTAATTATTCGGTTCTGAGTAAACTACTTCGTTCATACTCAATACGGTAAGAACGTTTTTCTCTAAAAGTTGTTTGAGAGCAGGAGATAGTTTGTCCGTTTCGAATTCAAGTTCTTTACCTGCATACAAACCATAGGTAACTATTCTACCTACAGCAACCAATTCTCGGTAGGTTTTGTATTCTTCAGTAATTTCTCCACTCTTTACTACAACCCCTTTACGAGGAACTCCCTCTTTTACTTGTTCAGGGATAATCAAACCAGATTTAGTTTGGTTTACCTCCTTGGGAGATAAAATAAGTACCCGGTTTTCTGTTGGGCATCCTGGTAATTCTTGATTAAATTTCTCAGCTACAAGAGGTGAGATAAATGTCATTGAATAATTCATATTCTAATACTGTTTTTAAAAGTTAGTAATTATTTATAGTTCAATGGGTTAACCCTTTCTTAGATTCGCATTAATAGTTCTTAATATATTCTCCCGACTCTCATAAGCTTTACATATAGCTATGAACTTATTTGCTTTTTCTACAGCTTTTAAGTATCTCTCATAAATGGAAGAATACTTCTTGTTAAGATTTGCCTTATGAGAAACATATTCGTTATTCCACCTTTCATTGGCATCCTTATAATATACCCAAGCATTGGAATAGGCTTCATCCTTTTCCCTTGCTAGTAAATCTCTTTCCTTTATATACTTATCTCTAAGAGAACAAAGAATATAATAACTAGAAGGAGATTCTCGTAGCTGAGAATTAATGATATTCTCATTGATAGACAATTCTTTTTGAATATCGATTTCTAGGGTCCTACCCTCAAATTTAACCTTTAGTTTTTTTAGCTCCGTCTTCATAAACTTCTAATAGGTTTTTAAAGTCTTCCTTACTAAATTCGCCTTTACTTATAGCATTAGATACTTGAGCAAAAGCCATTTGATAAGCTAAACTCATACCAGGCAATCTAAGAAGAGATTTATAGGGACTAATCTTATCTACTAAAGCTCTTAATCGTAAGTCGCATAAGTTATCAGTTCCCCCTCTATCTAATAATACTAAGAAAGCTGCCCAATAAATATGAGTAGCATCTTCATAAGCAAGTTTCCCATCCTCATCAGTGGCCATTACTTTAAAAGCCATATCCTCTAATGTAGTAAGGTTAGTCTGTAATTGATGTAATTGGGTCTTTACTCTATTGAATAACATCTTTTCTTGTCCACTTACCTTTAAATTCGTAGCATCCAGGTATTTAAACAGATTCTCAATAGAATAACCCAAACATCCTGCAATCATATAGGTAAGGGCAGTTAATTTACTCGCATTTTGATATTCCTCATTTGTTGCCATGGTTTCATAAATTTATTTTATTTATGTGGACATAGTATCCTCTTTCTTCACTTCTGTAGGTGATTTTGGATTTTCTTTATGATTTATCTTAAATTTACAGCTTGGGCATTCTACTACTCGTATAATCTCATAATCCGTAGGAGATTCTAAAAATTCACTACGTATTTCACAAGCATCGTATTCAAATTCACAATCACATACTGGGCATTTAGCTCGCCATATCGTGGGTCCGTTCAAAATCTTTTTCATTTTCTTAGTTTTATGTTATTATACCGTAATATTTTATACAATACACCAACTGAGATACCAAATTCTTCTAGTATATCCTTTCTTGGTATACCTTCTATGTACCTAGAAATTAATAATTCTACATTTACCTTACGTTCTCGTTCTTTGCCAACAAAATAGAACCTTTTATCTTCTATACATTGACCCATGTTCATCTTAGCAGTTCCCCAATATAGATTACTTACTCTATTATTTTCAGGGTCATTATCTTTATGGCATACTTGAGGATAATGGTTTGGGTTAGGTATATAAGTGGAAGCCACTAACCTATGTCTATAGAAATTCTTCCGTTTACCATCATCTCCTACTAAAGAGTTAGATAAATAACCATTATCTTTCATAGCAGGTTTTACCAATCTCCAATTACCAGTAAATTTCGAATATAACTTCCCAGTACGGGATATGTAGTAATTACTAAATCCTGGTATATTACCCTTTTCTCGATTCTTCATATTCTCGTTGATATTTATGGATTTCCTTTTTATATAGTTCCATAAATACCTCGGGGGAAGCTGCACTAAAATTACCAATCTTATGGGTTTTAAACTTATGATATTCTTCCATGTACTCTTCTACTGAAAAGTCTGGTTTTAACATTCTAGTATAATCATAGCCTGGCATAAACGGTAATTCTTCTGCCATAGACCTACCTATTGTAAAATCCATTGATAGAGTTACGTCATCTACTTGAAAACCGAAATACTTCTTAGTACTTGGATTACGTAGAATATTCCAAATGGTATATACAGTCCAGGTATTTATATCTTCTGGTTTAGAATACATATATACTGCATCATGTACCGTACAAGCTTCTTTCATCATAGGTAATTTACCTTGTCTCATTAACCAATAAACAAGAATAGCCCCAAAGTTGGTCATATTTGCTGCAGCACCTTGACATGGGAAATTAAGTCCCAAACGAATAGCATAAGCAACTTCTTGTTTATCGTTTGAGTATATCTGAGGTAATCTTCTCTTAGTACCAAATAACTGGGTATAATACCCATGCTTACGCAGGAATTTCTCTTGCTTCTCTTTGAATTTAAGTATCTTTGGATGTTTCTCAAAGAACTCTGCCATTTCTTTATGGGCTTCTTCTTTAGTAACTATAATACCAGCTTTTGGGTCGGATAATTTTACTGCAAGTAAAGCTTCCCCAATACCATAAATCAAACCGAATGCAATTTGCTTAGCTTGTTTTCTTCTAGTCTTCCATAATTTATGGTCAGGATGATTTTCATCTTCGTATATTTTAGATGCTTCCTCAATTGATACTCCGTATTTTGCTGCTGCTATACCCAAGTGAGGGTCAGCCCCCTTTGCAAAAGCATCAAGATATGTTTCATCACCCGATAGATGAGCCATCATTCTTAACTCTGCCTGTGAGTAGTCAAATGCCATATATAAATATCCCGGAGGAGCAACTAATTGTTTCTTGATATTGGGGTCTACAGATGTCTTTGGTATCTGCTGCATATTTGGGTCTGCAGAACTAAACCGATTAGAGTCTGTACCATGTATATTATACCTACCGTGTAATCTAGAATCATCTTGTACTTTTTCCCACCATCCATAAATATAGGTCTTATACATTTTCTCTAACCCTCGTAATTCAAGAAGCTTATCAAGGAATATTGCCTTTGGTGAATCTGGCTTTTTAATAGTTAACCTAAGGTTAGTAAGAGTTTCTTCATCAGTACTTGGTTTACCAGATTCATTATCCTTAATCACATCAAAATGAAAGCCATCATCCGAATACATCAATGCAGGTAAATCAACTGGACTACCCAAATTAATGGGTCTTATTAGTTCTTGTTCTTTTTTAGTTGTGAATATACCTGCCTTGATATTTGAAATTTTCTGTTCCCTTGATGCAATCTTCCGTTTATCCTTTGGGTCATTATAATCTAACTCTTCAAGTTCTGATTCGATAGATTGAATATACTTATCAATCTTTTCTTGGTTATACTTCTTTTCGAATTTCTTTACTCTTGGCAAAGCATATATTGCGTCTCTAGCAGCATCTATTTTTGGTTTATATTCTTCCAGAAGCTTTTTATTGAACTCAGTATCTAGATATAAACCTTCCTTTTCTACCGAAGTAAGTACTCGTGAATTACACATGAATAAATTACGGAATACCGAATACATACCTAAATCCACCAACTTCTTCTCAAAGAATATCATTAACCTAAGTGTATAATCCGTATCTTGACATCCATAATGGCAAAGTGGGTCTAATTCTTTTTTATCCCAAGGTATTTTATCAAAAGCATCTTGTTTCTCATAATTACAATGCTCAGGCAAATACCTTCTTACCATTGATTTTAGGTCATGGGGTTTTTCCTCATTAAGAACATATTTTGCAAGCATACCATCTAAACAAGTACCTCTATAGAATATTCGATACTTTTGGTTTATCTGGTCATCAAACTTCCAGTTCCATGCCACCTTTACAATGTCATAATTCTCGATTACCTCTTCCCCAAATTTCCTTAGCATCTTTTTCCAATTCCAACCGGGTGAAGTATAATCTTTTGTTTCGAAATGGTCTAAAGGAATGGAAGCACCAAACCCTGGCATCCAGGATACTGAGAGTATAGTTGGCTTAAAACCCTTATTATATATAGGTTCTGCATTTGTTTCATAGTCACAGCAAGCATAACCTGTAGCTTTACAACAAGCAATAAGTTTCTTAAGCTCTCTCTTGTTTTTTATTATTGTATACCGTGTCTCCATATTTTAAAATAGAAAAAGGGACATACCCCCCAGTAGTAGATACATCCCTCGTATATTAGTATTTCTCTTGTAAGTCTTCCAGATTAGAAGCTAATGCTATCCAATCTTTCTTATAAGCATGTAAAGAATCTATGGCATGATATAAGTAACCAGGTTTTACTCCTACCTCTTTAGCTACATATTCCATTAGTCTCCATGCAAGGTATACATCACTACCAAAGTGAGTAACAAAATCCGAACTTCTTTGGTGATAGCAAATGTGTAATACCTTTTCTCCTTTACCATTCTGACGGATAAGGAAGTCATAATACATAGAGCAGGGTATACGTCTACTACCATCATACCAATCGGTATCTAATCCGTCCATATCACCATTGAATATTGGTAATACTGCTTTACGAGTGTCATTATCGTCCTTCAGTAATCTTATCAATGGTTTAATAACATGGATGATTCTCTCATTATAGGTATAATCAAATTTACCATTTACCAAGAACTGTTCCCATAAATCTTTTCTTAATTCCCAAGCTTTACCTGGATTAATTATATCAGAGGTATCAATCCTTTCTTGGAACTCTGCATCTGCCCATTCTCTTGAATGAGAGAATACGAATAACCATACCGGGTCTCCCAATGAAGTTAAGCAATATTGTTGGCAAATGAGTTCTTTAGTAATAAAATTCTCATTACCTTCAATGACTTTATTTTGATAGGTCTTTGGTTTTACAAGTTGACCATAACTGTTGAGTTCTCTACCCATTTCGGACATTAACTCAAAACTGTTAGAATATATCCTCATATTATATAAATATTTAACTGTATGACATTGTAGAATTAACCCAGGTCATATGCCAGTAGCGAAATACAAAATTATCAAAATCCTCTACCTCTTTCATTAACAAGGGTATATCTGGTTCTGCACCGTTCTTTTTAATCTCTAAAACTTGGTAATAGAATTTGTTTACTAATCCTATACGCTTCTGATTTAAAAATTCCTTAGCTTCCATTGTTCTTTTGTTTTAAAAGTTTCTTCTTATAGGCTTTACGTTGAGAGTAAGAGATTACATTCTCAGGATATTCTATATCCTCGTATTCAAGAAGTAATTCTTTTGCTTTCATTGATTTATATGTTTCCTCATATAAATCTGGTCGAAGCACTTTAAAACTTCTAAAGAATACCTTGAATGAAGAGAATTCCTTCTCTGTGCCCTTTTGGAATTTTTTCCATATCTCTTTTATCCTCTTATTCCATGAATTCTCCTCTGCTCCTTTAAGTACCTTCTTCAAAGGTTTATGGGTATGATACATTAGAAGTGTCTCCACATTTCCGTACATTTGAGTCGCAAATAGGTTGATTTGTACTGACTGGTCCGGCCCATATACGTACTCTGACATTCGTTGAATTAATAGGAAATCGAATATTAACCTCTTGGTAATTTCCGAAGCCCGAACTACCATTGTAATAACTGGGATGTCCTCCCCGAATCGTTTTGAAAAAGTCGCAGCTATTAGACATTGTTTACCGTTATCATGATGATTGTTAAACATATAAGTTATATTGTAATTCTGATTGTACTTATTTCTCAGTACTCTCAGTTTACTACGCAACAAGTCAAGCTTATTAAAATCTATGTAGTTATTCAATAAGCTAGTCCACTTAGTTTCTTTATAATTGAAACATCTCCCATAATCAAATTCTGGGTCTACCCATGCTTTTCGTATCTTTATAAATACATTATACACTACAGCTACCCCACTATTGGCAATAGACCCTTTTGCAAATAAAGCAGGCTCTAATCTTAAGAATCCCTCATTAAGTTTTTCCCATGCCTCTTGTGAAGTAGCAAATTCTAACGAATGGAGGGACTCCTCCGTATTAAGTTGAAGTCCCTCTAATTTATGGTTCCATCCTGACATGCTAGTAATTAGTATTTTGTCTCCATAAATTGAGACGTTGTTTTTTAAAGAATAAACTAAATAGTCCGCAAGGAGTAAACCCATTCATAGCTAAAAATCCCATATAGAGATAGAATGACTTTACCAAAGATTCCTGAAAATCTATTTCTTTGGTCATTACTTGAGTTTGTTTCCAGGGTCTACACTTAAGGAAGTTCCTTGCTTTATTAAGTTCATATATTACTTCCCATAAATATAGCTTCTCATTTTCATGAGATATCTCGCTCATTTCATGAAAACCTGGGGTATAAGAAACTATCTTATCATACTCTGCTCTATCCTCTCTTGCCCAATCAGTTGAACTTAATATAGGATATTTCCTTACACTTCGATGATCTGGGTACTTGATGAGTAGGTCTTTGACTCCGATTGCCATTACCTCAAATAAACTCTTGGCATCTTGATATTTTAATATATCTTCTGGCAATATATTAGAATACAAAAGCAAAGTAAAGAAGAATCCCAAGGCATCTGCTTGTTCCTCATTTGCATTTGCTAGACTGTTTAATACCTGAGTATATTCCTCTTGAGTTAAACAATCATTATTCCAACCATAGTTACGGTATATAGATACTACTTCATCTGTAGATTCGAATCCTTCGGTTAATTCTTCTATAACTCTACCAATAAAATCCTTTAGGATAACTTGGTTCTTTGGGTTATTTATATCTAAAGGATAATCTGGTAACTTCTCTATAGATTTATATCCAAAGAATTGTTCTATCCCAAGATCATACATTTCTTGTAGTATCCGTGCCTCAGTTTCTTCTACCTGAGGCACTTGTTCATTTATATTCCTTATGTCCACTATTTTATGTTTTGAGATGAACCAAATCCTTTATCTCCTCTGCTTCCCCACATTTGTGATTCAGTATAAAACTCCTCTTGCTGAATCTCCTCTGGCTCGGTAATATAAATGGGTACATGAATAAATTGTACCAGCTTTTGACCAGCCTCGATAACCTGGGCTTCTTGAGAAGTGTTGTATACTCCAATGTGTATCTCTCCAACATAGGGAGAATCTACTATCTCGGCAGTAAAGATTAACCCTTTCTTAGTAGCTATACCAGATTTGTTTGCTGCCATTAGCATAGATGCAGGCGGTTCTAACAAACCCTTGATACCTGATGGGATAAGTATACGATGACCTGGTTTTAAAGCTATATGCCTTACGAATGATTCACTAAAGGGTATATCCAAATCATATCCTCCTGAATCAAATTCATTCTTAGAGTGGATATCCTCTGAAGTCAAGTTGGTTGGTACATAAAAATCTAACCCAGCATCATTTGGGTTTGCTCTGTTGGGAGATACTACCTCCCTTACTTTGATAAATCTAAATCTGTTCATAATATATTACATTTACGTAAAAGTTGTCCAAAGGTTAATTTCTCGGGTCTAGAAACATGTACTCCCAATGAATTACACATTCTGATTACATCGGTAGAACCCTCCATACATAAATTAGCAAGTACATCTTCTTGCTTTACAAAATAGTTTGGGTTGTTAAGGTATACCTTGAACATAGCCCATATCATCTTTATTGGTTTCATTATTTAGTACACTCTTTATAAAGTTCTCTAATACGTTTTCTTGGTACTTCGAATTTCTCAACGGTTTTGGTAATAACCTCTTTTCTGTCTTTCCCTTTCCGAATCAAGCCTCGGATGTATTTCTTGATACCAACTGTATCTTCAAGTACATCCAAATCCTTGTATTGATTCTTCTGTTCAAGTTCTTTCCTGGTGATGTTCAAGTTCTGAGACATCTTGAATGCACATAGCTCTGAGTCTCCGCATAGCTTACACTCTTTAGTTGATAGGTCATACCCAATACCGAAGCAAGGGTCTCCATTAGTTCCCAGAGTACTAACATCTATGGGAGTAAGGATATCTTGCTTCGATAAGTCAGGAAGTTGTTTCTTTTTCTTAGCCATTATATGTCTTTTTTACGTTTATAATAAATGTATATCTCACTGTTATCTTCTATGGGAACATAGGAATAACCCATGTTATTAATAAATAGTTCCCTGAGTTTATATAATTCTTGGTATGAATTTCTATCATGACTCTCTTGACATACTTTGACTACCATACCATTACTCCAGTACAGATAGAAATAATGAGTAAAGCATTCGGGAGTATTTTGAGAAGTTTCCAAGCTTGATATCCATATCAAATCTCTACAGTTGAATACATGTTTAGGATTATGTACCTCCCCAACAACAAGAGATTTAAACCATTCTTTAATCTTCTTCATCATAAGTGTAATTAAGGTGTTTACAATGGGGACAGACCCATTCTTTTAAATGCCATCCCTTGATTTCTAAATCCTCTTTATGAAAACGTTTCTTACATGAATGGCATTGATAGCCATCCTTAGAAAGTATGAAGTCTAAAGCGAGTATTATTATCATAATAACAACCGCTGTAATTAAAATATATTTCTCCATCACTGAAAGCCTTTAATTTTCTTTTTAGTGTTATTGGGTTTTCCTTAAGAGTACCCAGCAATAAATACCTGATGCAGAGATTTGGATTATCCTCCAACCTTCTGATAAGAGAGTAGTTAGTTTAGTATCATCTTCATCTCTGATACATATTAGTTTATCATTATTCATAATGCCTATATGCTTATTAATTGTAATCTTCTTTTCCTCCTACGGAGAAAAAGTAAATACTCATAGTACTTCTAGTTAACTCTTAATAAGGCTATGGTTAGGATGTTTCTTCCATAGCTTATCTAACAATATTACTTTCAATTCTTGTCTCTGATAATATTGTTTCCTATGTTTACCATGCCTATCTAAATAAGGGCCAGGATAATGAAGGTCATCCAGGTATACTTTCTTTTTCGATTTATCGGTTCTTACCAAACGACCAAGAAACTGAATAGATTTTTCCTGACTATCCATGCTTGCTGCATTAAGTAAATACCTAAGCTTAGGAAAGTTTTTACCTCGAGCAATGATTGTAGTTGATACCAGGATATCTATTTTGCCTTCCCTAAAATCCCTCATTATTTGTTGTCTTAACTTAGAGGGAGTATTAACATGCACGTAGGCAATATTATAGGCATCGCCCAGTTTCTTTTTAAAGAACTTATATAGATTTTCACAATGTGCAATATGCTTGCATACTACAAGAGCAGGATATCTACCTTGATTAATATTCCATCGTAATCGATTATAAGCCATGGTCCACGCGGTATTATTTTCGGTAATAGAATCATCATATATCTCCTTATAGGATATACAATCAGATTCCCAATTACCATACCAAGGTTTACCGGGTACCATCTTTACGATAGTTTTAGTTGAGTAACCCTTCTTGATGGAATCCTTAAGTTTAAACTCAGCAATCACTTTACCAAAGAAACATTCTAGGTTCATGTTCTTGACCTTATCCTTAGCAAGTTTACTCATATAAATGGTACCAGATAACCCTATACGAATTCTGGTATTAAACAGTCGGGTGATTACATTCTGATATTGCTTACTACCTCCCTGGTCAGCCTCATCCACAAGTACCATGTCTATCTGAGATAATTCTTTTTGATAGAATCTCATGTTCCTCGAAATAGATTGAACCATACCTATAGTAAAGTTACTCCAATTTAAAACCTTGCCTTGAACAAAAGTGATATCTTCTCCCGGAAGATATTGCTTAAATTCTTCTCTAGCTTGATTTAACCAATCTGAGTCATTAGTTATTAGCAAAGTCTTTAACTGCTTCTTATAGGTTAAATATAAAGACGACATGATAAGAGTTTTACCGGCATTAACCGTGTAATCTAATACACCAATATGGAAAGGTGTATCACCTACTCGATTATTAATCACAGACTTAACTGCTTTCTCTTGCTCGGGTCTTAATTTATATTTACCTATATTCGTAACTACTTTACTGACTTTAGGTAAGGGTTGTCTCATATCTACAACTTTAGGTTTAATCCCCATTTCAATACACATATCGTATACCTTAGGAAGTAAACCTATTTTAAATTGCCCAGTCTTGGTAATGTAGTGAATTTTACCATCCCAATTCTGCATACCTCTTTGCCTTGTACGTAAGTAGAAAGCATTTGGATGTCGAATGGCAAACTCATTATAAAGTTTCTGTGCGAACTTAAGAGGTAAGTCAAGTTCACACATATTTCCATTCTGAATAATTAGCTTACTCATTTGATAATTACAGTTACACCTTTAGTAGCTTTATCCATACCCATTGCTTCCTTGAGAAGTTTCATATGATGCTCCTCATCCGCAATCAATTTCTCAAGGAAATAATTCACGTCATTATAATCAGAACGTTCCTCGTATTGAGTAATTGCCCTTTGAATCATTTTATAATGACCAATAGTTTCTATCTCAGAATTCAAAGCAATCTTTAAAGCTTGTTCCCAAGTAGAACCAATCTCAATTGTAGGATTAATATTCATGGTAGAGTAATCCTCGTATGGGTCTGCCCTTTGTAAGAAATCAGATATCTTGTCAAGATGCCTCATCTCTACCAAACCAATACCCAACATCAATTCTGATACCTCCTCGAATCTAGAAGACTGTTGGGTATACATAATAATTGCACTTAGTTCTGAAAATTTGGCATTCTTCCAAATCACATAGAACATATTAATTATCTCATCAGGCCAAGGGTCGATATCCTTAAAATCTGGATAAGTTACCGATTGGTCTGAATACTTGAGGACATCAATAAAAGCATTAGCTGCATCCTCCACTCTGTTTCCGAAAAATTGTAAACCTTTCATATTACTTTTTTAATTATTAATTTTTTCCCAGAGAGAACCTTCAACTTCGGGTTCCTCTTCCAGGGATTTTTTGTTCTTATACTTATATAAATACTTATTGTATCTTTCAATTGCTTTATCCGTATACATCTGTGCAATATCTGGTAATCCATTACACCATGCAAGAGATTCAAACTGAGCATCAATGAATGTCTTATAATCCCAACCCTCTTCTTTTAGGAATTCTCCTACCTTTGCAAAGTGTACATACTTCTCTGGTTTGTTTTCATAAGATTCATAAATACCAGTTGCCTTAGCAATCTTACCTATGAAATAATCATGTATCTCTTTAGTAAGCTTTGAATCTGAATATTGCAATTCTATCTCGGCATCTACTTGATTAGTAATGTTATCCTGCATAGATATTAACCTTTGCATAACATTCCTATAATCAGTCATCCTTTTTAGTCCAGTCTCTATATACTTGATAAAACCTTCCCTGGTATCAAGTTTAAAATCCTCACAAAAGGTATTACATATCTCTGCAAGCTTTTTACAATTTGCCCATTCTCGAGAATTACTTTCATTTATTTTACGAACTCCCCTATGCTTTAACTTTATACGAGTTGCATATAAAATATCAGCAACAAGGGCAGCATCCCCCTTAGATGCTAGTAAAATGTTATTAACTCGCTTAGTATTCTTATTATTAGAAACTAAGACTGCTCTATGATTTATTGCCTCCTTTCGAGCAATAACAAAAAAAGCCTCAACTGGGAAGTTATCTACCTCTAGGGTATTTAATATTTCCTCAAACTGAGACTTAGTTATATGGATAGATGGTTCACGCATAAATATATTATTTTATAATATAATAGGAACTCCCTATTTCAATGAGTTTCTGATTGATATCAATTCTTGATAACTTTGATACCGAGTAGCATATACTAGCTTAAGTGTTTGTTTCTTCCCCAAATCATTTACATCAAAACCCTCTGGAAGAAATACTACCTTGACTTTTTTATAAGCTACTAATTTAAGTGCGAGATTAACAGCATAAGACCTGGCATCGGGGTCTAAAAGGATAATATATCTTTGGCATTGGGATTTAAGTAGTTCATTGACTTGGTACTGACTAATAGCTTTGCCCATTGTGGCAATTGCTCTATCCCCAATTGTGAGAGCATTAAGTGCTCCTTCGCAAATGAATACCGACCGATACATCTCCAATGCGTCATGATTAAAGATGATAAACTGTTTTCCCAAACCGGTGATGTCTTTGTCTGGGTTATTATACCTGGGTCCTTTTCCGATAACATTTCGAGCATTGTAATACCTAAGTTGTCCTCGATAATAAAACGGGATGATAAGGTACCCATATGTCGTGCCCATTGTTCCATATCCGATACCACATCTTGAAAACTTCTCGAGGTTAAAGCCGCGTTTCTTGATATATCCACGAATGCTTTTTGCAAGTTGGCTGTCTCCGAGCGAAATATTTCTAAATCCATCTGGGAGATATACGGGCTTACTTTCGGCAAGTTCGATTTTCTCTTCCTTAAACTGTAGTTCATCAAATTGTCCATTGTTCAAAAAATTAATTAGTTCATGGTACTCAGTAAATCCTTCTATGTCCATTATTAGTTGAGCAGGAGAAGGATGGGCATTACATCTAAAACAATTGGTTCTATACATAGAAAGGTTAACTCCCAACTTCTGTTCTCTCCCGCAATATGGGCAAGTGGGAATGCGTAACCATCCGTGCTTATAATCGAATGCTCCCAATCGTTTAATAAAGTATGTCCTTAGTCTAGATTTAAACTGGTTTGTTATTTTCATATCTTTTCTTCCCGCATATATTACAGTAATACTCTACATGACGTTTCTCATAATACTGGGCTTTCCTTCTCCCGCCTTTCTTAGAAAAAATTGCCCTACGAGGTCTCTGTTTAAACTCAGTCCAATGAACTGCTACCCATTCATGATAACCCAACTTACATCTAAATATCTCCAGTAGTTCTTTCCCTTTTCTTAGAATCCGCATCCGGGTTAGTATTCTTTTTAAATTGTTCATCCAACTTACTACCATATACTTCATCATATTGTTTACGTTGTTCCCTTGTAAATTCCGTACATCTTTGCCTTTCGACATCGCATTTGAATAATGCTCTACCGGAAGGAAGACCATCCCTTTGTACTACTATCTCAGCTCGAAGAATATTATCTTTTTCTTCTTGCTCAGTAGAGTTAAGACCCATGATAACCTGGGCATTACGAACAATGGCAATTGAACCAGAGATATCATTCTCATCGTATCTAGTAAGCCTATGCTTTTTACCTTCACGAGTAATGTGATGGGCAGTCCATATAATATCTAAATGTAATTCTTCTGCCAGATTCTGAAGGTCTACGTATACATTAGATATCCTTTCGAAATCTTCTCTATCACCCGCTATTGATGCAAGCTTACCAGCGTAGTCAACCATAAGAACTTTAATATCAATTCCTTGATTACGAAGCTGAATTATCTTTTCCCTTATATAAGTGGTATTAGTAATCATTGCTGGTACACGCTCAACCACTAATTCAACTCCAAACCTTGCAAGTTTCCTTAAATGCTTTGCCTCAAGTTTATCATATTCACCCGAGTATAATTCCTTCTTAGTTTTATTAATACTTGATTGAATGAAACGGTCCATAATTTGTTCTTGACCATTTTCTGTATCAATATATAATACAGACTTCTTCATTCTAAGATAACCTCTTGCAAGATTTACCATGAAGAATGTTTTCTTTGCTTTAGGTTTATCCAATATCACATTAACCGAATGTTCTGGATAACCTCCTGCATTGGTTAAATCATTCAATTGCCTAAATGGGCATGGTAATACTGAAGGTTCTGATTGCCTTCTAAACTGTCTCTCGGTAATATCTCGAATCATATATAGGGGTTCATCCTCTTTCTTAGGTTTACTTTTCTGAAGTACCTTTTCAATCTTCCTCGAATATTCTTCGTATTGTTCGAAGTTATCCAAATCAAAAGAATCATTTAAGTTCTTCATCTCAACATAGGTAGAGAACTGATATATCTTTTCTTTTATGTAATCAGAATCCGATAGTGGTATATGATAGAGATTACTTATTAGTTTATTGATATTAGGTATATCATCCTTAGTTACCAAATCCACATAGGTTTTGGATTCTAGTAACTCTTTTAATACTTCCTTTAAGATATTCTCGGAGGGCATTCTGCCTTGCTTCTTAAAATATTTTGATATACCTTCGAAGATAAGGGAGTGTTCTATGAGAACCAGGTAATTGGATTTAATCCTTTTGAGTACTAATCCCCCTTCCTTATCTTTTAAAACAAACCTGAGTATCTCGAATTGAAACTCGGGAGAAAAACTGAACTTGATGTTGTCTTTAAATTTCTTCATATCTATATTGCAATATTATATAAACTAATAGATTTTGATAGTACCGAGATAGTTCTGAGCATGTTGACATCTATCTAGAAACTACTAATCCACTACCTTAAGCTCCAGATTATTTAATATTATTATTTTATATAAGAAAAAATACTTATATTTGCATAACGAATATTTAAAAACATGGGAAAAAGTAAAGGAAATAACGGTTCAGAGCTTCATCGATTAAAACCTATGCAAGAATATGATGAAGCTACTTTCAACAGACTTTATAAAGTCTGTAAGCCAGTAATTAGAAACCTTACCAGACAGATTGATTATAAACGGTTTAATCTTACACCGGATATTATCCAATCTTATTTCTGGGATAAGATGTTATTTGTTTTCAACAAATACTATGGTGAATGTACTGAAGAACATCTTAAAGCAAGAATCCTTGCATCACTTAGTACATTTAAAAACAAATTGCTTCGTTCTGCATACGGAGAACAGGCAGAGTATAATCAAAGCCTCTTTAAACTTGATGACTTATTCGACAATGACAAAGAATTAGAGGATGATAGTGAAGAAGAGAAAGCTAAATCAGAAATGCTCGATATGATGTATACCTATATGAAGGATAAGCTTTCACCTGATGCCTATCTTTTATTTGAGGTATTAATTACTCCTCCACCCTTTATCAAGGAAAGACTTGGGAATAGTACCCGTATTACTAATATAATGCTTATAGAATTTTTCGAAATGCCTAAGACAAATGACTCCATGAGATATATTTCAGAACTTAGGCAAGACATACAATATTGGGAAGACCGGGCTAAAGAAGAACTTAAATACTAAACACAAAAGAAAAGGGACGTTTCCCAACGTCCCTCTCCCAATTAATTTTTACTACGCAAAACACAGATTGTAAACAAATGTTTACTCTTAAACAATACAAATAATACACATGAGTTTTAATACTACTAAATAACTAATAACAACTTTATGATGATATTTTTTGGATATATCGTAATGTAATAGTCGGTGGCAATTTCTCAATATCCAAAGTTTCTACCGAAGTTTCTTGTAAGAAAGATTCCCCTAATAGATTCCAGCTTACTACGATAGCACCATCCTGAATACTCTTGGTAGGAGTTCCTCTACCGAAATCACCATTCAATCCTGTCTCCCTATTAAAGAAAGATTGAGGACGAACGTTCTCCCAGTTATTGGCATTATCTTGTTTACCTTTAGATACACCAAGAGCATGCCTATGCTTAGGAAGGTCATCACCTTTAATAGAGATTAAGAAATTACCCTTAGTTGGTGTATAGTAATCTCCAACATTCTGTAACATTACTTCATCCCCAATTTGAACACCTCCAGCTTGGTAACCAATAACTATTCTACCAGCTGCCTTAGTATATTCTGCCCAACCATCGGGTATTACATCGGTTTCCCAAAGAATAATAGAACCGATTGGTAAGTTAGCAGTACTCAGAGATTCAGAGAATTCTTTTCTGATAGCCTCAATTTGACTATCAATGTATTGCTTGATATTTAACTTAGTACCAGATTCATCTACTACTGGAAAGCCTGAATTTATCTGTTCTACTCTTTTCACTGATTCCCTCATCATACTCTGGGCAGCAGTAGTATAAGGGATTTCTTGAAACTTACCTTGATAGGGTACGATAGCAAAGTTCTCATTTCGTTTGGTCATGGCATCAGTACCCTTACCATATACTCCGATAAGAACAACGGAAGTTTTATTATTAGAGTAATAAGGGCAAGCACTCTCTACCATCTCTAGAAGATTGCTATAGGTCATATCGTAATTAGAATATACATCATTATTAATGATATCCGGTGTACGATTCTCTTCGGCAATCGGATAATAAATATCCAGAGACTTTTTAAACAAGGTGTAGAAGCTTTCGGAGGATTCATTCCAATAAGCTACAAAGTCTACTGGGTTATCTACAGGTTCGGAGATAGTAGTGTGTACTGCAAAGAGTAATACCTCTTCCGTTGAACCTTGGGTACCTTGGATGTTCTCAATGGTAATAGTTTGTTCATCAGATATAAATACATACCCATCCCTTGAAATACACCCAAAGTTTACATCTGGCAATTCTCCATCTTCTGAAGCCTTTGCCATATACCTTGCCATAATCCTATCCTTGATTACATTGGCATACTTACTTCCAGCAACTCCCTGAGGAGATACTACTAATTTGTTACCATTTATGGTAGCCGAGCCAAATCCACAGAATGGCCCTAAACCAGAAGGAGCAGCAATTGCCTCTGCTGCTTCCTTTGATTTAATAATACCTTCATACTTAAAGTACGTCTTCATTGTCCTTAGTATTTTTAAATTGATTCTTTTGTTCTGACATATCCTTAAATGCTTCACCTACATCCTTGAACTTGAGGGTTAACAATTTAAAGAGTATTCTCCATATACTATACCGTTTCTTAATACCATGTATTTCACAGATGTGTCCATATATACTATCTACTTCGAAACAGTAGCATATTACCATAATCGTTATTGATACCACTATTGGGTTCATCCCATAGGGTTCTCCAATAGCTTTACCAAGTACAGCACCAAGTAGAACATAGCAGATATAATCTACTATCTTGTTTAGAGTTCTTCTTCCAGCTCTAGATTTTCGAATTTCGATTTTCTGTAACCTACTTGCAGATAACCCAAACCATAAGTCTGATAGGATTAGAATTATTGCAAGGATTATCATCCATCTCAAATCATACAATATTTGTGTACACTCTCCCAATATACCCACAGTGAATGTCTTGAATAAAGACTGAGTTGTGGTTTCTGTTATTCTATCGATTGTTGAATTTATCATTGTTCTACTATTTGCCAAGATTGATTACTGTAAGTTGTAATGGTAAATGTTTTCTCTGAGAGGTCATCATGTTCCCATTCTAACTTTTGAGGACTAACACTTAAAAGGTCTGCATCTACTACGGTGAACTTAGTTCTCTTCGAAGTATCTACCACTGATTCAAATATATACTCTCCAGCTTGTGCAGTTACAAATTCATAACCAGCACCACCTGCGTCATAAGTAGTTACTTTACCAACTTCCCTTATTCGACTATCGAAGTCAGGTTTATTAGAAGTACACTTGATTAAAGTAGATACTTGTTTAACATTCCCCTTTAGTTCTGCATAAGTAGGAGTACAAGAAATCTCGATGATTGTAGGATAATCTTCCAGTATTACTTGACATCTTAATGAAGAACCATCATCTGCCACAAAGGTATAAGTCCCAGCTTTGGTAAGAACAATTTCCTCATCAAGGTTATAGGTTTCCCCGTTCTCATCACAGGTAGCAGTACCACTTACATTGACCCCATTTTTCATTTCCTCAAGATGGAACTTACAAGCAGACTTCTCATCCAGTAATTGGTATACTGCATAAGTATCATCTATCTGGTCTTCTGGTAATGCCCAGTTGGGTTCTTTCCAATGACTGTCTGTAGCATCCGAAGGTACTATCTTTAACTTGTTCTGATATACTACTGGAGAATTATTAACTACCAAAGTAGTCTTAGCAGTAGGGTAAGCTACAGACTGGAAGGTATAAGTCCCTGCCCTATTTGCAGTATATACATAACCATTCTGAGCATCAAAGGTTTCCCCAGTTTCAATTACCCTTACTCTGTAATCATCCCCATTACCAGAAATACGTTGTATCTTTACTGTAGCTTTTGCAGAGCCATTGAATAATGTGACTGTTGGTGGGCTAACAGTAATTCGATATACTGCAGTCTTACCAGATACTACTTCGAATATACCTACACCTTCATCGGTTTCCCTTTTATCCAGTGTACATTTAAACTTATAAGTACCATAACTATTAGCAGTAAACTTATCACCGTTCTTAAACAACTTAGTATCACCAATTAGCCTACAATATAGTTCACCAGTAAATGATTCTGGGTAATTCGATTCGATGGTAAGAGTGGTAGTAGCATCCTTGATACTTTGCTTATCCCTAACTCTAAATTCAGAAGGTGTACATCTTACCTTATATGTAATCTCTTCTCGAGTTACAACAAAGGAAGTTTGCTTTACTGGGAACTCTACAATCTCAAAGATGTAGGTACCAGGCTCTGAAAATTCCCAAGTTGAGCCAGAGACTTTCACTATATCAGTACCGGATAATCGTACATTACAGGTTTTCACGGTACCCTTATAGGATACGTTTGCCCTTACTACTGTACTTACTTTTAGGTTAGTAGGAGTTATCTTTCCAGTAATAGGGTCACAAGTAATAGAATATACTCGATTATAAGATTCTTGATTAACCGTGATTTGAGTTACCTTAGTAGGGTCTCCCACACTTCTAAAATAATAAGTACCTGCTCTGGGTATATTAAAAATGGAACCACTTTCGTGTTTAGTGTAACCCCAATTTATATTATCACTGGATATCTGATATCTTAGGTCTGCATTTATCCAATCTGAAGTTACAGTTACCTTTACCGGTACTTCATATACCTCTGAAGTAATAAGATTGGGTTGGTCCGGATTTACTAACTCAGCTTTAATTGTATACCCATCATTTACGGTAAACCCATATTGAATATCGAAAGATACATGATAGGGTATGAATCTTTTAAAGAAAGCCTCTACGGCTTCTCTAAATTTTCTGAAAGCTGCCGAGTTCGAAGTATATCCATGACCGGTAAGTCTAAAGGTTACCGGTATACATTGAGAACAATCGAAAGTATTATCATAGGTATACTTATCGTCATAATGGTAATACTGGTCAAAGTGCGGATTACCTTTTACCCAACCATCATAACTATCAGCCTTTGCAGGGTCAGTTACTACGCAGGTTAACCCATACAGCCTCATCATTATTTCGAAGAACTCAGAGGTACCTCTTATTTTAAAAAGAGATATCGAATACTTCAGGATGTTTCTTACTTGAGTACTGGTTAAAGTAAAGGGTCCCTCCTTTGGTATTATCCAAAGCTTAGATAACTCTTGGAGTTTATCATCGGAGTAGAACCCATTAAAGTACTCTGCCCATTTCTGTGCATCTATAGTGTTCCCATAAGCAAAGGGCATTTCTCCGAGGAATTGCCAAAGGAAATTGAGATACATATCCGGAGCCTTATCTATATCAATAATGTCTAAGATATTCTCAATATCCTTTGTAATGTAATCTTCAAAATGCTCTCCACAAATTTCTAGAAACCTCTCTAAGATGCCTTTGCCATTTACCTTATAGGTATCTTGAGCTTTATACTCGAATGGCAAAAAGTCGATTAGATTTTTGAGGTTTATCATTATACAATTTCTTTTACGGTTAAAGTCAATTGTGAAGCGTTTTCAAATACTGGTAAATTAAAACCGGGGTCTTCATAGTCATGGTTAGGTTCTGATACCGTAATAGAATATCTGTAACCAGACTGATAATTATTGTTCTGAATATCCAAAGAGAAGTCAAAACCATTAGCCTTATCTATTACCTGTATAGAATTACCTACAGTACCAGTAGCCATATACCCATTTGATACAGAACGTACAGTAAAAGTAGTGGATGAATTGAAGGTAATATAGTAAGTCATAGACCCTTTAGCCTTATTCAATTTAAACTGACCCAAGTTCAATTCTTTATTACCATAGATGGTAGTAGGCCAAGGTTTAATATAGAACTTAGTAAGGTGAAGGTAATCTACTGTTGATAAGTTATCTATTAAGGCATAGATATCTGATAACCTTACGCTTCCTCCTATCTGAGCTTGCTCTGGAGAATAGGCATTGTATAATGCTGTAAGAATTTGAGTTTGTATCTCGGGAGTCTTATAAGACTTCTTACCAGTAACTCCCATCTCTAGAATAATCTGAACCTTACCTGCAGATTTAACCTTTAACCATGTGGTCATAGGAGCTCTTTGAGATAATAGATTGTATACCCTATTGATTAATTCAGAAGAAGCAACAGCTCCACCATCGGGGCTAATATATACTGTAAGCTTTCTACCGCATTCATAATCGGCTTTAGCTTTGTTTACCCCATCAACCAACATGGCCAAACTTTCGAAATCCTCTTTGGTAATTGCTACTCCCAAAGTCTTTACACTCAAAGGTATATGTTCTTTGAGCATTGTAAAGTTTTCATAGTTTGAACCACCTCCGGCATCGTAAGCATTACTTACGGTAGCATCAGTAATTGAAGAAGAGATTACTGAAGGTACAGAAGTAATAGTATTACTCTTTACATTACCCTGAGTACCATTAGTTAAATAGAATACTACATTGGTTATCTTTGCACCTGCTGCAGGCTTCTTACCAAAGGTACCATCCCCAAACATTATATAAGGATTAAGTGCCTCATCTACTGAAACCATAAAGTGTTTGTCTGTAGGTTTGGATTTTGCAAATGTATCTACTAATACCCAAGTTTCCCCACCTATCTGCAATGACATAGAACCTTGTTCATAATACTTACCATTGGGTAGAGTACCCAGATGAATTATAACTCTATCTCCAGTAGGTATTACCATATTATTTAAAGCACTTGCAGTATACTTCTCGTGTTGAACTATAGGTACTTTACAAGTAGTTACATTTGAATACCAAGTTACGTCTCTAGCAGATAACCAGGAATTACCACTAGAATCTGTAAACAGAGTACCTTGAGGTATAGTTAACTTAGCTCCAATGGAATTACCAGTAATGCTTCTGGATAAGATTACATCTACTGTAGCAGCAATTGCTGCTCGAGCATGATAATCTACCAAAGCTCCATGTTTAACTACCGAATCATACCTTCTTGCCGTAGGTAGAAAGGTTTCCCTTGCCATGTTATCTACATAGTAGTGAAGTACTTCGGCAATTGCCGCAAATAATGAGAGGATGATAATTAAGATGTTCCCCTCCGAATAATCCGTTATGAGTTTCTGACCTTGAGGGTCTTTGAGTCCCATAAGGGATTCAACCAGCTTGGCCTTAATCTGTTGATAAGACCTCTGGTATGGGTTAAGCCATTTATTTGTGATTCCCATATTATTGTGTATTTAATGAATTATCCGACCGGTCATAGGTGATATCGAGGTACTGACTAGAATTTGTTCCATTTACTACATAGGTTACTTCTATGTGTATTTTTGCATCAACTCTAGTAACTGTGATATTTTGGAAGGTTATCCTTTGTTCCCAAGCACCTATGGCTTGTTTTAAAAACTCTTTAATTATAAAACTTAGGGCTTGTGAGTTTGGTTCCTCAATACATTGCCATAGTTTACTACCAAAGTTTTCCTGTCGAAATCTCTGGCCTATCATGTAATATAATATCGAACTTATATTATCTCTGATAAGTTTAAAATCCCCATTTACTGGGTACCAACCTCTTTCACCCTTTTCATTAGTTGTAAGTTGGATAGGGTAAGTTACACCTATACCAACTAAGTCTGTAAAGTAATTCTTTTCCATTAGTGTATGCAGGTTTTATCCTCATAATCGTCTACAACGAATTGTGAGAAAGGTTTAATTACTTGAGTTAAAGTTGGACCCGAAGAACCTGGTCCAGTAGTTACACCTGAGTGTACATGAGAATTGAACATACTACGAAGTTGTTCTAGTTCTTTAATGGTTTGGTTTAATTTTTCGGTTAATTGAAAAATATTGATTACTCCGCCATTTTCTCCAGTATTAAGTATCACGGAATCACCAGAAGATACATTGATATCCCCTTCGGCATTTATTACTATCTCTTTCTCCGAACGAACATTTACAGGTCCATTGAAATGTAAATTGAGTTCTCCGTTATCATCATTTATTACTATTAAGTTTCCTTCGGGAGTAACTATCCCCATTTTATTGGAACCATCCAGAGGTTGGGGTATTTGACTCATTCCCCAACCATGGTATTCCCAGAGAGGTTTAGTTGGGTCCCCAAATTCAAAAGTAACAAATACCGTATCTCCCACTTTAGGGGCTAAGAATTTGAAACCAGAACTAATTGAACCATGTTGTCCTTTAGGATATGCCCAAGCAAATACTCCACCCATTACCTCTGGAACACATACCTTTACCCTGTTCATATGTTTCTCTACATCGTTATTATCAATAACAATGCCACGATAAACAGAGTAATACCGACCAAGACCCTCTAAGCCTTCGTCGGTTATTATCTTTGCTGTTTCGTAACTCATACCCTTATTTTTCTACATAGATTTGACTTGCAATTCGCTTATGCCTTTTAGCTATGTCTCGGTATACTCGATTAGCTATGGCCATATAATTAAACTTAACCCCATAATCTTCAGGCACTTGGATTTGTTTAACTGATATCTTACCAGGAATTAACTTACCCTTAGAGGTAACTGTATTACCTGTAGATAACACTATACCCTCTGCCAAGGCTTGGGGATTATCGGCATTTACTTCAGTATAATAAGCCTTCTTTCGAATAAACTCAGCTTGACCCTTGATATCAATTATGTCTCCCTTATCATTCAAGAAATGTTCATTATAGTATACTTTCTCATTATAAGTAAAGTTAAGATTAAGATTCTGAGAAGTACTTAGGGCTTTTTTATCTTGCCCCTTTTTAGTTTTAGCATTAGCTTTAGCATCATTAGCTACGATGTTTTGAGTAGATAAATCAGTTTTAGAAGTTACAGAGCCAGACTTGGAATTGTTCTTTACTAATTCCATATTAGTTATATACCCTTGACCGGCATCCATAGAATGAGTACACTGTTTTATATACCAAAGCCCTGACCAACGTTTCCCTACATTATCTATTCGGATTATTTGGGAAGTTGCTAGCATAGGTCTACCCACTACCTGAAGTTGACATACTAATCTTTTCTCAGTTTGCTTTAAACCACCATTGGCATTAGCATTAGCTGCCCAAGCATACTTATCGGCACCACCGTATCTACTAAATAAATTATGGTAAAGTTTATAAAGAGGTACCTTGAGATTTACCCTTTTCATGTGCCTTACCTTAACCTTCTTACCATATTGACCTTGGCCATAGTGTTTATTAGTATCAATCTCCATACCAGATAGTACTTCAGTATAGGGGTCTTTATTTAAAGCTTCGAACCCTCTTTCTGATGCAGGTAGTACTCCCATTTGGAAATTGATACCAGAAGCTATACCTGCTCCGGCCTGTTTAGAAGCATAGCCTTCTGGGTCATAGTCTAATGGGTCTACATATTCCTCTACCATAAACTCCATACCATCTTCGTCTTCGAAAAGGTATCTTTCATACTCTAATAATTTCTTAAGATTAGCTTCTAATTCTTTACCATTCTTAGAATTTCTTAGCACTTGTTTAAGGGCATTCTTCTTATCGTCAGGTAACTCATTAGCTGCTTGATTAATGGTAGCTCGTACTTCTTCGGTAGACATTTCATCGAATTTTCTTTGCTTACCTGCTTCATAAGCACCTACTGGACCAACTGCTTCATATTCCTCTACCCGCTTTTTATATTCTGCAGTTTTTTCCATGTTATACTGAAGCTGAGTGTCCCAAGCATCCATTACCTCTGTAGGAGTAGTAGGATGACTTCTATAATCTTCAAACCCATTGCCAGTAATATTAGACACCATAAGGTTATCTACCTGAGCCACAGTGGGTCTTAAAGCTAATGGAGGTTTATCCTCTGGCTCATTTATGTTAGTTGATAATACAGATAAATCTTTACTATCTGGGTCTAGAGATGGGGCTAATACTGCTTTAACCCTTTTAGTTATTTTCTGAGTAGCAAAAGATACTCTAAGTACTTCCCCATTCTCCCCTTGATATGTATAAGTACATACCGGTTCTTCATGGAATTTCCGATTATGTATGTAGATAATCCCATCTCTTGAATCTACATACCATGGCCCATTAGTGTACCCTTTCATCTTCTGTTCTAATTGAACTAAGACGTTCTTGCCCACCAATCCAAAGTCACTATCAATTAAAGCTTTTAAATCTTCTGGCATAGCTACTTCAGCTACTCCACTGTATTTGTTAGCATAGAGTACTTTACCAGTAGTAGTACGGGTATTCTCTGTGGGTACCTGTAGTGACTCGTATACTTTATTACTTATTATCTGTTGTTCCATTACTGAAATATTTCTATGATTACACCAGTAGCATTCCCACAGCCATTGTCTAAATAGGTAGATAATTTATAGCCTTCCATATCCGAATGGACATAAGCAGGTTGATATCTTAAATCTCCAGAAGAATCAATGCACTTAATAGTTACATGAGTACCTGTAGAATCAAATACGGCTTCGAACTCTCTTACCTTAATTATTTTTATGGGCCCAGATATAAATTGGCCATCAGGGTATATATATCCCCATTGAAGACAAATGTTTTGGTTCTCTTGAATCTCGGCAATATCTACAGTATCAGGATTACCCGTATCGAAAGTAATGGTAGCCAAGTTTTCTTTTTCTTCATCATATCTATAACTCCAGGTACTTATATACGCTCCAAGGGGTATACCTGTAATTGGATTCATTATAGGCATACCTCCAAAATTGAAAAGGGCCAAATAAGGTTGACCCATTCCATTATATAATATAGGTTTCTGTTTAGCTGCCATAAGTCGGTATTCTTATTAGGTTTCCCATTTCTAATTCCTTAAAAGGATTCAGTATCTTATTAGCTTCAGCTATAATGTACCACTTACCAGAATCACCATAATACCTGAAAGCAATGTTTTGCAGAGTTTCCCCATCTTTAACAGTATGTTGAATATCGTTAGGGGATTCTGGTACTATTGGAGGTTTAGCCTCTAAGGAATAATCCCCATCGTTATACTTCAGAGCATAGGCATTATTATATGGGCTAGCTCCCTTTATATATTGGTTAACATCAATCATATTTAATACCTCCTGTCTTTTTAAGTGAATCGGAATTTATAAAATCTCCATAGGATAAGTTATATGCACTTACTCTCTTGAAAATCAATTCTTGAGTTGCTACTGCAGGCAATAACCTACCATTACCAAAAGTAGCTGGCTTTCCGGGTATCCTTATTCGATAACCGTTCTGAAAGTTCTTCAGAGTATAAGTTGCTGAGGTAAGGATATAATTGTGGTTATCGAATATACCAGAATCCCCCCACTCAATCTTAACAATCGGAGGAGCAGCCTGGTAACCATTAGATTTAGACCATGCCTCTAATAACCTACATTTATTGATTACCTCTTCTGGATTTTCTGGGTCATTACAGTACCAAGACACATTGAATTGAATAATGTCTTCAGCTCCAGTAAAGTGATACATTGGTACATTGCGACCCATTGATTTAATGGTGGCCCATGTGGTTTCTCCTCTAAAATCTATTTCTGGAGGTCTATTCTGTAAGGTAATGTATTGAGTGGGGTTAACAGTCATGTTATATATCCTTACTTCATTCTGATATATAACATCTGCTTTAGCCTCGAAGTTTCTGTAATTAGTAGTATTCTTATTCCCCTTTGCTGGGTCTACTCCTTCACCTTCTTCTAACCTTGGGAATTGTAATTCCATTCTCCATTTAGCCTGGAGTTGTTTATTTAGAATAGGGTTCTTAGACGATATTTGAGCTTCTCCGATTACCCCATTTGGGTTATAGAGTTTACCCTTTTGAGAATCATCCTTTGGAAGAGTAGAGATAGTTCGATTGAGTAATATCCGAGCTCTCCATAATTTATTTAGGGGACCAGTAAGAACACCTGCCGTATCTCTTGTAAGGTCATTGTACTTTTCAACAATTTTACCTGCTGCTTTATTTAATACTCTAGCCATAGTGTTTTAGTTTTATATTCCCATTACAAATGCAGCTCCAGTAAAATCTTGTTGAGAACCTGGAGCATAATCTCCAACTGCTTGACCATCTACTGAGATATTGATACGAGAATCTCTCATACCTTCTTTAATAGCTAACCTAACAGCATTAATAAATCTCTCTTCATTCTGAGCCCTGATAGTAGTTGGGTCTTCTTTCTCTTTATTCTGAGCTTCAGTATTCCTATCTACTGAATTACTAAGGTAACTAATACCCTCGATTAATAAAGGAAGACCTACAGTAATTGCTAATCCCCAAGGTCCACCGAGTAATCCCAAGAGTCTACCACCTACTGAAGCTAGCCCTTTTATAGCACCTTGCTTAACTACTTGACTACCTACTTGAGCTCCTGCACCAGCTAAAGCCCCGCCAGCTAAATTACCCGCCATAGTAGTTGCTAATGGTACTCCAGGATTTGGTGTCTTAACATATCTTCCGGTTTTAGTGTTATAAAATCTACCAGCAGAATTCATACCAATACCGCTTGACATCATTTGGAGTTGAACCATGGTTCTCATAAGGTTAACCATCCTTACCATGTGTGCTTCCATAATGGCAAACTGAGTATTAGTTTTTATTGCTGCAGCAGACATACCTTCAGTAGAAGCAGTAGCAATAGTTTGTAAATACCCAACAGACCTAATAATACCTCTTACAGTATTAAATCCTGCAACAATAGTACCTACTACTACTGCAGTAGCTCCTACCCTAAGACCAAAACCTCCAACCCAAGTTTCTGAAATAGAATTAATTACTTTGATTATAGAGTTACCCACATTTAGTACTGGGGTAAAGATTCTACCCAAAGCTGCACCTGCGGTAACTGTTAAGTTCTCTATACTTGATTCGAATTGGTCAATTACACCTGCATCGGTTTTAAGACGTTCTTCATTGAGTCGATTTACTGCCCCAATGTTTTGGTCATAAGTAGCAAGTATCTTACCCATCTTATCTCTACCAGAAGCAATATCCCTAAGTACGGGGAGCATACCACGATTACCACGAACTCCAAAGATATTGAAGAAAGTTGGTGTTTCAATTCGTGAAGGTAAATCTACTGCAGCCTTAGCAAACTTCTGATAGATAGTATAAAGGTCTATAAGATTACCCTGAGCATCGAAGAATTCATCTGGACTTAAGCCCAGGTCTGCTAAAGCGTTATAGCCTTTCTTTTTTTGGTTAACAAGAGAGAGCTGTAAGTAACGAATCATATTGGCCAGTGAGGTACCTGCCATAGAACCCTGTATACCCATATCACCCAATACACCAATAGCAGCAGCGGTTTGCCGAAGGTCTACTCCAGCAGTTGCCATATCTGCTCCTGCATAAGATATGGACTGGGCTAAGTCTGTCAAAGATATATTTGCATTAGTAACTGCAGTATATAAATCATCGGTTACTCTAGCGGCTTCCCCCATTGGGATTTGGTACATTGACATGATATTAGTCATCAAGTCAGCTACACCACCTTTCTGTCCCACTGGCATTGTAAAGATTGAAGCCAGCTTAGATGCTGGCCCAATCATCTCTTTAATAGCATCGAATTTATTACCCGCCATAGCCAGGTATCTTTGTCCTGATGCAACATCCGAAGCAGTAAGAGGAGTTATCTCATTGACATCTTTTGCCAATTGTAACATTTCTCTTTGTTCTGCAATGGTAGCACCAGCAATTTTCGAAGCAGTCCAAACTTCATTCTGAACACCCGCAGAGTATTTATAGGCCCTTGCCATTCCCCCTACGAGCTGCATTCCGAAGTCCATTGTATTAGAAGCTGACATCTGTATACCCCTATTCCAAGTATTCATATCATTCATCATTGTTCTGAATGACCCAGATATCTTGCCAGCTTCTTGAGAGAATCGGTCTTTTAAAACCATGGCAACACCGACCTCTACTATACTCCTACTGGTATTCATAATTTATTTTCTTTTCTTTAATTGTTTATAATATTGCTCGGCCATTTCCTTGAATATTTTCCTTATTCGGTACGGAAGACGTAAAAAGCCGAAATAGTCTAAGGCTATCTCGGCTCTGGTGATATAAACAAAATCACTCTCTAACATTACTCTTCCGTCAGGTAGAAAAAATTCGGTGCCCAAACTATAGGATAAGTTCTTTCTTCTCCGGTGGTTGGATTAGTGATATGGGATTCACCTTTGAAGATAGGGTCCATAGATAAGATATGCTTTCTCATCTCAGCCATATCCTTTGCAGTAAACGGAGTAAAGTTTTCTACCTTCTCCCAACTACCATCAACCTCTAAGTGAAGATTACGGCAAAGAAGAGGAGCATTCTTAGTTTGTTTATCCAAAGGCAACTTCATGAACTCTTGTTCTCCCTTACCAGTCATACAATCGAATTTAATTCTCTTGCCAGATGAAAGAGTGTATTCATGGTCTACCAATCTAACTCCCTCTGGATAATAAGGGATAGCATCTGGCTTCTGATTTAAATCCTCTTCAGTTGGAGCAGTACCGTAATCGAAAAGGAACTCATGAAGGTCTTGGCCATAAGTAATCTTACCACCATTCTCTTTGCCCCAATCATATTCGAATTCTACTTCCTCTCCCAAAGAGAAGATACGAGAATTGAAGATAATAGCATAACGGTCATTGACTGGTAAGTTAAGGGCATCATCTACGGTTAATTTCCCATTAGGGGTAGCAGTAGTTCTAATTACAATTGCTGCAATGAACTTGGTAAGGTTCATCAAAGTCTTCATGTCTGAAAGGTTACTGAGGATATCTTCATCAGCACCATTTTGTTCTCTGATTTCATATTCGAAACCAGAAGGTCCGGTAAATCTAAATGTTCTAAATTCCATAATTTGATATATTTAATGTTTACAAATGTTCATAGTACTCCGTATAACAACAAGAAAGGGGTGAGCTCCTATCACAGGAATCCCACCCCTCCACCGAATCTTAGTGAAAATAGACTAAGGAATTAGTATTTATCTGCAGTACCAACTGAGAACTCTATGGACTCAATGGTATTCTCTGAAGCCATTCTGTCCAAGTCTAAGCCGGTAATCTTACATGGCCATACCTCTTCGAAGACGTGGGTATTAAGAACCGAGACTCCATCTTCGGCAAGTTCATTTACAATAGCCGTTTCCCAATATTGGCTTGGTACCAAACCTCCACCAACTATGTGGTCTTGGCAAGCATAAAGCCAATCATGAAGCCATGTGTCTGAACCTGCAGTAGTCATAAGTTTCTCTACAATAAGGTTACCTATAGTAACCCTACCTGCAGTTTTAACGTCTCTATTGACGTCCCCATGAGCAACCTGGTCAATTTCAATATCTGGCAAAGTACAACTTTGGAATAGATAAGTATTGATAGGGTGTTTGGGGAACATGATGCTCCACAAGAATTTCTTCCGTGGGTTTTTTACTTTTGCTCCCATTGTGTTATGAGTTTATAAGTTATTACTTGTTTCTACGATTGATACTGCCTTAGAAGCTGCATCGATTACAATCTCCATAGTTACCTCTTGCATAGGAACTACATCCTTATACTTAAGGATAGCACGGTACTTACCCTGACGAGCATCTGCTTCGTTATTAACCGAAAGGTCATCCCAAGAAGTTGCATCTTGGTCACCCATCCAGGTATACTCGGTCATAGCATCTTCGTCTACCAAAGAATCCAAGGTAGGTTTAACCTCCAACCAGATTCTCTTCCAAGTACTCCAAACGTTTGGTTCTTCGATATACTTGTTGAGTACCGGGCGAAGGAACTTCTTCAGATAAAGATTCAACCTTACAATTGAAAGGAATCTTTCAGAATCCTGTTTCACTTGAGAAGAGAAGCAATGCCATAGCATGGTTTGCTTACCTGCATCTGGAGTATCTTTGATTACCATCTCATTGATATAATTCTGAGCAAGGGTGTTCAGTTCGTTATATCGAGAAGGAGAACCATAGTTGGGGCATACTGGACCAACTGCATCTCCAATAACCCCTCGGTTCATACCAGCAAAGGATTTCCAAGGACCATATTGAGTAGCAGAGGCATCTCCCAAACCAACAATAGTACCCACTACATCGGAATCCTGAAGATTACCGTTTTCGTTGTAGTACTTAAGTCCACCACCAAAGTAGGCAATGTACTTAGAGTTACCTACAGTACCAAGGCAAGTCTGTACCCAAGTTACCTGAGCTTTGTAATCTCTTGCCTGAGTACCTTGAGTATAATGGGTTAAATGTTTGGGAACTTCGATATACAGTACCCATTCCATCAATTCCTTTGCCATATCTGCAGCAGCCTTATATACCTTGAGTACATCTGAATCGGTAGTAAGGTGTTGAGAGATATGTGAAATAAATAATTGGTAGAAGTCGGTGTAATCTTTTACCAAATCCAAGGAAGTAATCCATTCTTCGGCAGTTGGAGTGGAACCTGCACTACCGATAGTACCATTAAACAGTTTCTCTGTTTCGGAGGGTGCAGCATCTCCCACGGTAATAGTGATAGCATTCTTAGTACCATCAATATCATCGGTAAGCCACTTAATTAGGTTTTCAAAAGAGGAACCTGCAGTAATTACCGGCTTAATATATTCCGAGTTCTTAGCAAATGCACTAAGAGCAAGGTAATCTACCGAAGTGTTATTGTTATCATCGGCAGTTTTGTAGGTTATTACTGGGCCCTGTTCCAATACTTGCCCATTAGCTGAATATATTTTATAATACAAGGTATTAGCTTGCTTATAAAAACCAACCTGGAAAGTATTTGCACTACCAATTGGATCTCCATATCCCTTGGTTACTAATCCAAAACTATAAGTAGTACTACCAGATTTTAAAGTAATCAAAGCAGAGGGTTTAGCTGGGTCAGTTACAGCAGAAGCAACTGAGATTTCATCTTCTGAATCTTTAGCTTTTCTTGCCGCAGCCGGAGAAGCAGTTACTGTACCTTGAGTAGCTCCTTTGCCAAGTACTCTAATAACACGAAGCTTAGAACCACCTTGCAAAGCCTTTTCGATATTTGATACAGAACCATCGGGTACAATTTCAGAACCATAGATTCTTTGGAACTGAGAGAATGTAGAGATGATTTCTGAAGGGTCATCGTATGGACCTTTAGTAGTTCTAGCCAATACACAAGAAACTCCTAACATGGGAGTAGTTTGAAGAACATTGTTGTTCTTAAACTTAAAATCAACATGAGGTGAAGTTGGCATAATTCTATTGTGATTAAAGTTAATTACTCGTTTAATTTATACCCTAGAGTATTGTACCTATACCTTAGGTACTTTTAACTCTAGCATCTCATTTTCGTTTTGTTCTAACAATCCAATAAGAACCGATATATCCTTGATAGGTGTAAGAGTACCTTCTCCCAAAGCTTTTTCTGGAAGAATACCGTCCTTACATACATAGGTGTATACCTTCTCAAGTATACCATGCTCTACATCTGGATGGTCATAATAATTACCAATTTCAATGAATAGGTTTCCGGTGGGAGCAAGCCTGCCCTTTTCCCATTCCTCTAAGTCATTGAAGTATGGTCTCACGTATCCTCTAGCAGGTAAGCCAGTATATAAGATTGTATGTAGCAACCTCATATCGGCTTGTGTTTGAGAAACTAGATGTACATCTATAGTAATATCTTTTGTTTCATAAGGAAACTCTGAAGCTTGGTAATTACCATCCTCCAGTTTATCACCAATGATATATTTATTCACACCAATATCCCCCGAATAATAACCCTGTAGTTCTATGGTTATTCTTGGGAGAGTCTTTGGGCCTTTTACTTGATTATTCCCTATACCAAAAAGAGGTATAAACTTCTTCATACCTTTAATTGCCTCTTGAAATCTTTTTTCGTTTTCTTGAGACAAAGGTAAGAAGTCTTCTGGGTTTAAGGTAAGACCCATTTCCAACATTGTACTAAGTAGAGAGATATAAAAAGTTCTTTCTACTATTTCTTCTGAGTTTACCATTAAAGTCCTAATCTAATATTTAATTGAACACTTTGATTGCCATTGTCATTAATATACCCATTATAAGTTACCTGAATACCTCCAAAACCACTCATTATGGTTTGTAAATGACCAACACAATTTAATTCACTAACCCATTGAGTAGCAATATTTGAAGGATAATCGGTAAGCCATACTTTAAAGGGTATTGGTTCTGAACCAATACCTCCAGGGAATTGACCCTCTATTGTCTTACTTATATCGGTTATCTTAAATTGTTTTATAAATTTAGCAACTTGAATACCGTTGATAAGGTAGTACTGATAACCCTTTACATTACTAATCTGAGCAGTACTAGTATTTTGACCAAGATTTGGGAATGGTATATTCGGGGTTGGTTCAAAGCCATACTTAGTAGTTCTAGTACCTGGAGATTGAGTTATATTTAAAACTATCTCAGTGTTAGGTTCTTGCTGTGAGATAATCTTAACTATAGCAGTTCTTTCCAAGGGGTCATAGTTACTTGGGTTGTGATTTTGATTAGTAGATTTAGTTTTGATAGTAAGCTTACCTGCGGCATTAGCTTCTCCAATTTCTTGGGTTACCTCTAACCAATCTGAGGAGCTTTCAACTTTCCAATCCACAGCACGATATTCATTTTGAGGCTTATTATCGATAAACTTCTGTTGGTAACTGTATACACCTATTTCTAGGGTCTCACCCCTTTTAGTACCATCGAAAGTATGGGAAGTAGTTTCTGGAGTGATACTAAAATAAGTTCTCCAGGTCTCTACTATTTTAGGAGCGGCCTTTTGTACCAGAGTTACTTCCCTTTCTACACCCTGAACTACTACCTTGAGAACCTGCTCTTTTATATTATTCATGTCTTCGTTTACTGCCTTAGGCTTTACCCTAATAGTTGCAGTACCAGTTCCGGATAAGGATGATATTTCGAAATCTGCTGCCATTATATAACCCTCCTTATTTCTTTTCTAATTTCATTACGTATTTCCTTTTGTAAGGCAGCTTTTCCACCAGCAGCCTTAAATGCAGGATTCCAAAGAGGACGAGGTGGTAAATTACCATCTCTACTACCATACTCTAACATGATAGCTATCTGATTCAAAGTTTTTCTTGAAGTCTTACCCGTATAAGTAATCTTCTTAATTCCAATTGGCAAACCGACGAAAGTTCTTTTCTTACCCTTTACTAAAGTAACTGACCTGGCATATTGCCCTGTAAGATTTAGCATGGTATGGTCCCCATATTTCTTTAGGGTACCAGGAGCATGTGGTGGCCATGATACTCCTGAACCTCTTGGGGGAACACCCGTATTCAAACTTCGTCTTACTATACGAAGAAGTTGATTACCAAACTTTTCTGTACCTTTCGCATAGCCTTCGGTTAAGATACTTGGAGTTTTGGTAATCAACCTTTCTGCACGAGCTTGTTCTCGTTTATCTACGTATATTTCTAGAGGACCAATTGGAGTCGATAGTGTAATATTAACCGACTTACTTGGCATAATTCTTATTATTGTTTAGGTTTATCTAATCCCAATTCTTGAGCAATCCTTAATAAAAGGGTTTCTTGGTTAGTTAACCTCTCATTCATGGATAACTTAAATTCTTCGAAATCTGGAGCAGGATTACGAGGTGATTCTGAACGATTATTAATTAAACCAAGAATATTATCGCATTCAGAAACAACGGCCTCAAATTTGGCTTTGTTATTTAAAATATTTAAAGCATTCTGTTTCTGCATTGATACCTCATTAATGATATTATCGAGATTGGTCGTATAATAGGTACCATTATAAATACCTTCATTTACATTAGTTGGTAAATAAATGGTAATTTGAGATATTGAATCTTGTATCACTAATTCGATACTGTTAACAAAACCTTCTTTACCATTTGAGGCCATTGGTTTACTTTCGCCAACTTTTAAAACTCTTGCTTGGTCAAAGATTGGATAACCAGACCGACGATCTTTCTCTAAGGTGAAAATCATATCACCCTTTTGTACTTTCTGAAAAATCAATTCTTCCATAATCATTTTCTATTTATTAAGTTTAAACCGAATGATACTGCACCTGGATTCTTTTGCATGAAGTCTACCAGGTTTAAGAATTGATAGTATCCAAATTGATTAATGAGTACCTGAGCTTTGTTTGCTACTTCTTGTGCAATCTCTATAGTGGGAGCCGGTAGAGCTAACTGTATCTTAAATTCGGTGAGTTGTTCTTTTTCCATAATTCCTTAGTTCAAGTGGTTAAAACGAAAAAAGGAGTACACCCCTGATAGATGTACTCCTTTCTAATCATCCTGGTATGACAATTGGTTATGCCGTTGTAGTACCTCCAGTAGTCTTCAGAGCTGCAACCACTTGGTTGATAATGTTCTGGTCTCTCTGGGCATCTACCACTCGGTTCAAACGGGCAATCTCCTGGTCCTTTGCAGTGTTCTCAATGAGACATTTGATTTCCTGTTGTCCATTCTTGATGTCACAGCAGCAACGTTCCAGCTGAAGAGCCAAGTCTGATTTTACTTCTTTAATCAAGCCTTTAGTTTCGCAGCAGCAATTCTGTTGATAATGCTCCATATTGCAGAGGCGGTCCATAACACGATTGAATCCTGCTCCCATCTGGTCACGGGAATCACGGATATCCGAATTCGTTTTGTAGCCCAAATCGCAGAGACCTCTTTCTGTTGCGAAACGGTTGTTAAGAATTTCTTTACCAACACCAGCAACATCTTTTGCTACACCACTGATTTCTTGAGTAACTCCACGAGCAGCATCAGAGATATCTTTGTAGATACCCGCCTTTGCTTCCTGAACCGTAGCTTCTACTTTCTGAATATCAGCTTTTGTGTCATTGATTTTGTCCCATACGGAAACTGCAGCAGCACCAAAGCCACCACCTACCAATGCACCACCAACGGCTCCCCATCCAGAGCCCCAACCGGAATTCCGGTTATAACAATCATTACGGCCTCTGTCCGCGATTACAACGCCATCGCCAGCACCTTTTACTTCTACTCCCATAATTTTATTGGTTTTAGGAAATTAATAATTAAGTTTTTAGGGTCTCTCATATAATAAATACTGGTGTTGTATATAACCTATGATATACTAAATACATAATCATAGGTTATAGTTGCAGCATTCTGAGTTATATTGACTGTAAGCTCCCAACCATTATCATCATTTTCTGCTTGCCTTAATTTAATGGTACCCGACCTTGTTGATTCTACGGTATTCTCTGTTAAGGTTAAGGTTAACCCATAGTTTCCATTATCACTTGATAACGTTGTGATTGCTACATTTGTAACCCAACTTGGTTTTGAGGTTACAGTTAAAGCTAATGGGTATCTTGTACTTATTTCAGAACCGTTTATTACCTTAGTCTTAAAAGAATAAGCTACATCAACTGTAAAGTTATTACCTCCCAAAGCCGATAATCCAGTTCTAGAAGTAGTTCTAGAACCAGTAGGGGAAGTAAATGCCAAGTAATACTTATAAGATACTGAAGCAGCACTCTGTGTAACTTTAATGGTCTTAGTAGTTGCCCCACTATAGGATGCAGTTACTGTACAACTTCTACTTGAAGTACCTGTGTTCTCTGTAACAGTAAGTACCGTCTTAGCTGAATTCAAACTAAATCCAGTACCACTTGCACTAACCGTAGGTGTAGCACTCTTCGAAGAACCTGCACTTGTTGACCCTGAACTCCAATGGTTGGTAATAGATATACTTACACTGGCATAAATATTAACACTACCTCCTGACTTAGAGATAGAATATGAATTTGCCGATAAGCTTATTACTGGTGTACCCTCAGTACTACTGATAATTGAATTCGCTGCCTGGTATACTGGTACACTTACAGATTTGGTTTTACCATTTAGTGATAAGGTACCAGTAAGGGTTCCTACCTTGGTTCTAGATTTAACGGTAGTACCCAAAGAACCTGCACTAACTGCAGTACCATAACTAATGCTAGCACCGCTTGTAATTGTGCCACCTCCAGTTGTAGAACCATTCCATCCCCAAGTCTGAGAATATGATGGCATACTTGAGAATGAACTTCTACTTCCTCCACTTGCAGGTATATCGGATACACTTCCTCCACTTGCTGTAATCTCACTGTAAGTCCTATAACCTGCCGACTGAGAACAAGATAGGGTTAACTTCTTATTAGTTTCAGCTTGGGTTAAGGTTACCGTACCACTTCGTGTACTGGTAGAAGTATTATTACCCATAGTTACAGAAGTACCACTTCCAGATACACTACCAGAGTTGGCTCTAGTATAAGTTAAAGCAATTTGGTTACCATAATTATGCCCATTTCTCAATTCTTGCTTGTAAGAAGCAACGGTAAAGGTTTTGGTACCTCCAGTAGCTCCAAAAGAAATAGAGGTAGGTGATAAACTCCAAACATAACGCCAAGATTGAGATGCAGCTTCCTGATACCATTTGATAGTATAGGTTTTACCTGAACCTTGTTGTATGATAGTACCGTCAGTTTTAGACCTGGCAGTTAACTCAAGATTCTCGGTAGCTCTCCAACCTGTACCGTCTGCCCAAGTTACCCAAGAAGGTCTGCCCGAATGACTATATGCAACACTCTCTACAGTACTAGTAGCTACACCATCCAAATATTTAGTTCTAGTAGAAGTAGCCCCAAACCAAGGCTTCTCATTAGTAGGTTCTCCGCCTAAAGCCGAGAAATTCAAAGTATCTGTCCAAAGAGTAAAAGTATATTTCCAAGTTACCTTATGAATATCCTCTAACTTTACTGTTTCGTTATTTCCATAGGAACCGGCATTGGATAGTTCCAACCCCACATAATTTTCCCCTGTTCCTGTAGGGGAGAGTGCTAACAATTCAGCCTTGGTAGGACAGTCATTACCATCCTTACCAAGGCCTACTTTACTTTTGACAGCACTCCAGGTTGCTATCTCTCCCATAAGATTTATTTGTTTTTAAGTTCCTGAATCTCTGCCTTCAAAGCCTTGATTTCATCGTAGAGAAGTTTAACACCTTCGATTGCCAAGGTTGACATCTTGTGATATTTAACTTGTTTTACGAGTACATACTCTTCTCCGTTGATTTCTAAGGTTTCGAATTCTTCTGGATTGGGTACCGTAGATTTCTCTACTGGAACTTCTTCCACATATTTACCAAAGCCTAAGCCCTCGAGGTTCTGAGCAATAGTTCCCTCGTCCTCTTTACCAAGCATTTCGAATGACTTGGTTGGTATCTGGCAAATCTGTTCCAGAGTATGATTCAAATCCTTAATGTTAGATTTGAGTCGAACATCTGAAGATTCTTTGAAGAAACCAGAAGGAGCCGTGGTCTTAGCAAATACTACCTGGTCGGTAGTTGCCAATCCCAATTGAGCTCTAGTTACTGTATGAGGATTATCCTTTCTACCTGCATGGTTATTGATAGAGGTTTGAGCAGCAGTACCTGCAGCCTTAGCATCGGCAATAGCAGCAGCCTGAGCAGTAGATACTGGCTTATTTGCATCCGAAGTATTGGAAGCATTACCCAAACCAACCTGGGATTTGGTAACTCCATGAGGATTAGATTTATTGGCAATATGGTTATTTACCTTAGTTTCCAATGCAGTTACATCTGAACCTGTATCGGAGATTTGATTATCAATATAGGTTTTCAATTCTGTACGAAGAGCATTGATGGCATTAGTTCTATTGGTAATCTCATTTGCCAACCCCTGTACGGTATTATCCAAGTTAGTCTTATCAGCTGCAGTCATTACACCTGCAGTAGTCTTAGTTGCTGCAAGTATATCTCTAATTAAATCTGTAGCACCTTCATAAGTCTTACCATCTGCACTCTTAGTTTTATTATTAAGAGTAGCTCTTACATTAGTTGAATTATGGGTAAGAGTGAATCCAGTAAGAATAATTCCTGGAAGAGAACTATTAAAGGTATCATGCTCATTATCTTTTGCAATACGGGCCTCTTGTTCAGCTTCGATAGCATCTGGTAAGGTTTGATTAAGCTTTATTACACTATCGGCATCCATCAGACCAGCTTCTTTAGTAGTGGCTGGAGTTAGAGGGATTACCATCCCATCGGGTTTATCAATGTAATGCCCTTGACCATCCGTAGCAGAATAGTTACATAAGATAAT